TCGTTTGTGTCGTCGCCATAATGCAATCCTTTCGCTTGTTTTACAGGCGCCTTCCTGTGTGGCTGTCATATTTGAGGACAGGTCCACCATCACTGGAGGCCTCCAGGTCAGTTGCTAGGTCTACTTCGTGTCCAGTTTCAACCTGGCCCTGGTTTGTTGATAGCCTGGGTCGCTCTTGTCGACGGGCACGCTGCCCTCCCATGACCATCCTTGCAGGAGGTACTCCTTGCCCAGCTTCCTGCCGTCCACTTCTATCGCCGCGACCTTCCATGCTTGCTCCACCGTCTCCTGAGCGATGCGCTCTGCAGCACCTCGCTCAACGCCGTTGTCCGCCAAGAATGTGGCAAGCTCCGGGAGGCGTCTTGTCGCTTCTGTGGTCGTCCAATTGAACCCAAAGCGAGCCCATGTGTAGCGCCCGATCTCCGTGGCGAACAACTCCACCCGCTTGACACCAGATCGTTCGTACCATCGAAAGGCATTGCGCAACACGGCCTCGCCGACACCACGCCCCTGGTAGTTGTCGTCCAGAAAAAAAGTCCCATGCCCAACTACGAGATCGTGTCCGTCGCGGTGGAAGGTTCTTCCCCACCCCTCGCCAGTCGGATTTTCTCCATCGAGGATTTCGCCTTGCAGTAAGACCGTTGCATGCCCTTTAAGCTTCGTGACCACATAGGCGCCGCTGGCGGATAGCTTGGCCTCAGCGAGATGACGATCGGGGAGCGCTGGCAATGCGGAGGGCACCGCCATTACCTCACCAAGTTCCGCGACGGCCTTATCAGATCCGAGGATGTGCGAGGCGGCTTTGCGAGCCTCCTCCATGTCAATGTCAGATGCGCCAACTCCAATAGGGACAATCCTTGCCGGCTTGACTGTAGTCGGCCCATCCTTCTCTTTGGCCCCACGTTCGATTTGCTGGACAGGGGTGGTGGCCGGGGAACCGCTTGCGCCACTGAATGGCTTTACACCGGCTTGCTTCAAGATATCGTTCCAATCATCGCGCCATGGCCCAACGCGGCAACTCTTGCAATTGGGGTGGCCGGGTGGCCCTGGGCGCTGTTCACCGGTGGGAAGCGTGAACTGCTCACCTATGTTGACGGTCACGCCATCCATCGGGGAGCAGATCTTCTGACACGCCCCTGCCGCAGCGAACCAGCGTCGCTTGATGCTTGGGACGATCTCGGCGGTCTCCTCAAGGGCTGCGTTGAGCTGGGCGTTGTAAGTGGAAATCAACTCCGTCCTGACGACCCTCTCCGCCCAATATCGGTAGCGCCGGAATAGTCCCTCCGGGATGCTCTGTACCATCGTCCCGGCCTCTCCGATCACGCCTCGCAACGCCACCAGACCCCGCAGGCCACCTTCCTCTTGCAGCCGCGTAACCGTTTCAAACACCGACAAACCCTTGCCGATATCGACTGCCAGGCGCTGCCGGATGTCATGTGCCACGCCTACCGGTTCGCGGTCTGCGCCATAACGTGCCGCGCTCGTGCGATACCGAGGGAGCAGGTAACTTTTTCCGGTCGCGATCAGACGAACCGCATCGAGATTTAGCGCCAGTGGAGCGCCACCAAACACGCCTGCGAACGTCGCTACCTCTCGCGCCAGATGCGAAAGCGCCAACCTCTGCGCTGCCTCCCCGCCTGCGATGAGACGACCCTCCAAGGCACGCTGAAGTTGCTTGCCGATATACCGTGCCTGAAGCTTGGCCTCTCGGTATGCCTGGGCAGTCCACCGCAGATCGCCATCCAGCGTGGTCTCGCTCCACTCGCGCAGCTTCTGTCCCAACTCACGCTCGATCTGAGCAAACACAGGGGCGAGCGCGACAATCTCATCTCGCGTGAGCCGTGCGAGTTCGGCCTGATGCTGTTCGATAAGGGAGCGAACCAGATTTAGGCTTGCGCGTGCTGGTGTACGACTTAATACCGCCAGCCCAGGGGCCCTGACTTCCACTGGAAGCTCGCGACCGGGAAAGCGGTGCCGAAACGCGCTCACCAGCCGGCGACGTTCTGCGGCGGAACGGGGCGGCACTACTCCTCACCGTCCTCTTCGTCGACCGCCCTTGCTTGGTCCTCTCCATCGGGAATGTTTCCGCCTTGGCCCTTCGGCGGAGGATTGAGCAGCGGCCCGTATTCCTCGGCGGCCTTCGCGAGCTCAAGCTCAATTTCCTCGTGTTCGGCGTGCGGATCGGCGACGCCAAACAGCGCAGCGACATTGCGCGTTGCAGTGCGGCGCGAAATGAGGTTCTCACGGACGGCAAGTGCAGCAGTCTCAGCGTCTGCCTTGCGCTCGGCGGCCTGCACGGGAAACCACTCAGGCCAGATGAGCTGCATTGGATAGTCGATCCAGGGCCCTGCCAGCTGCGTCTCAGCGATCATGCGCGATATTTTGCCGACGCGAGGCAGCCAGATCGATGATCCCGACGACTGCGTGACCATAACAATGCGCAGCGCGAGATTGGCGACCCGTGCGTACGCCTCACCAGCGTCCTGGCGCAACCGTGCGCCAAGAGCAAGCATGGGCCGGTGGAGCAGCTCGAGCACGCGGCCCGAAATGTCGCCACGCAACACCTCTGGTGAGGCCACCACGAACGACGCCGCCTCGCGGAAGGCAGCGGTCAGTTCGCGCAGATGATCGCCTGCCCGCTCCGCTCCCGACCCCTGGATTTCAAGGAGCTTGATGTCTCCCCCTACGGGCACGTCCCAGGGCTTGCCCGGAGCCGCGTCGAGCTTTTGTCGCTCGTCCTCATCGACACCGATCCGCACCGGCTTGGGGTCGCAGCCGTATGACACCGCGCGCCCTTTTTGGCTCCACGTGCGGCAGAGATCGTCAATGACCGTGTGCAGCGTCGGGTCAATGATTGGCCGGCCGTCGACCTCGTCGCGCGAGTCTGGCATACACCGTAGCCATACGGCCGGTGTGAACCCCAGGCCATGCGTGACACTGCGTTCTGCGTCGATCTCCCATCTGGGCTCAACTCGGCCCCAGGTTTCAACCGGTGCATCACGGAACGTGGTGTCCTGCTGCTCATCGACGATGCGTCGATACCAGTACCAGACCGTTTTCAATCCGCCGGAGGGCTGCTGCTCCTCCTTGGGGAACTGATAGCGAATCTCGACGCTCTTGAGCGTTCCTGGGGCCGCCTCGGCATCAAACACCGGCGTGCAATGATGGCCAGGCTCTATATGGCACCGAAGGTGCCCGCCGCGCATCCCAATCACGATCAGTGAGGAGCGAACAACGCCAGCCCGACAAGACGCATCCTCGACGGCCTGCTTAAGCTTGGCGTGCCGTGCGACGTCGCACACCAGAGAGGACAGCTCTCCGGCTTGGTCGGCCGTGAGCGCTGGGCCGACATCATCGCCTGGCGCCTCCTCTTCGGTCCTGGTGGCCTGTGCCACCAACGCTGGTTCGCGATGCCCGCCCCACGAGAAACGGATGATCTCGTCGACCACATGCGAGTAGAGCGGCAGAACGACCCGCGGCGCGCGCTGGGCCACGGGCACGGCGGTGTCGCTCCATGCCGGGAGATGCTCATACTGAAGGCCACAGTAGTAGGCCTCGGCTATAGAGGCGTCGCGGAATCGAGCAGGCGCACCGAGCAGGCGATTCCTGGCCAGGAATTCGCGTGTCTCTCGAGGTGGCTGCCAGAGCATCGCATGACCGCACGTGCTTCAGGCGCACGTATGGCCACCACGGAATATGACACTGTTTCCCCTTATTGGAGCATCCGGCGAACGCCGAGATGGACTAGATGGACGCTTCGGATACTTCCGTCACTCCGGCCTGGGCGATCGATGTGCCGAAGTTGCGACGGGCCCACTCTGCCAGCACGTCGAGGCGGACGCACGCCCCTGACGGCAGCCGGAACGCTGGCAGTGGGTCGTCTTTGCGCTGGGCGTAGCGGCATGCTTGTCGTTCGGAGACGGTGACCTTGGCCTTGGCCAGGTCGCCCCAGATGCGTTCCAGCTCGATAGCGATCGACTTGTAGCCCTCGATCGTAGTCGTATCCCAATGTGGCTTCGGTGAGTCGCTCCACTGACCGCATTCGCTGCATTTCATTATCACACCGTTATTTCACGCTGGCATCGTGGCAATATCGAGTGCCAGCGCGGAGCGACACCACCATTTTTCACTCGCTCATCCATCTCTTCCTCTGCCTCTAGGAACTCGCTAAGAACTTCCGCCGAAGTCTCCCTTCTCGCAATTAGACGAAATCGCTTCAATGCACCATCCAAATCGAACCATCGCAAAGCCTTCGCCGCTACTTGCCTAACATAGTCATCAAATGGCGAGGTCAACATCCCCTGTACCATCTCGAGTGCCACTTCATCGCGCCTAATTCGCATTTCAATGACAACGGCGGCATCCTCTAGTATCTCATCTCGTGGATATTTGTTTGCATACAATGCAACGAGATACACATCCTCCTCCGCCAGGGCCTTCATCGCAAACTGCTTTGCCTGCCTATCTATTGTGTAACTCCCAAGCACAGAAAGCAGCATTTTCACTGCTGGGGAACAAGGAGGGTGTTCACGCAAGTTCATAGGGTTACCTTATCACGTAGTAGCTCCCTGGCTAGCCGCGCCTCCAACTCGCGCCTGGCCTGCGACAGGGCTTTGTCGACCGTTACTGGGCATCCTGGCACGTGCTCGCGCAGCGCCTGCCCTGTCAAGCCCATCCAGTACCGCCCGGTGAGCAGCGCGCGGTCCTGGTGCCCCAGCTCCGCCCACACACGCTCAAGCGCATCGTGGGCCTCGCCCGAAGAGACCGGTGAAACGTTGGCGAATCGATCCCCACCCCTGCATGCGACCTCGCCCCAGATCGAGCGCGTGCGGCCCTTGGCCGCGGCCAGGAAGTCGAGCTGTCCACCAAGCGGCGATACGTCGGGGAGCAGCAACAACGCATCACTGCCTGCCGCATCCGCCTGCCGTGCGACCCACAACAGGGCCATGAAGGCCTCTGCGGTGTCCGGAGATGCGCGTCGTGCGGACTCCGACGGCAGATCGCGCGTCGACATGCGGACGACGCCCAGCCCTGCACGACTCACCCGCTCAGCTACTGCATCACGCTCCGAACGATATCGCTTCACGGCGTTCTCCCAGCCGTCCGTGATGCCCATGCATGCCATTGCACGATCATGTACTCGGCGACCTCACGACGTTCTGCGGGGTGAATGGCTTGGTGGGATCCACGCTGCCGTCCCATCCTTGCAACAGAGATACGCCATCTGTGGCTACAGCGCCTTCAATCAAAGAGGCTTTCTGCCGCGCTCCACACTCCGGCGACGCGGCGAGGGGGCTGATAGATGGCCAGGAGCAGTGCATCGGCACGGTCCGGGGACCGACGGATGCGCTTCTTGAGCTCGATCTTGGACTCGACCTTGAGCTTGCCGCTGGCGGTGTAACCAAAACGGACCGCGGCGAGTTCAGCCTCCAGCTTGCGATCAGCTGGCAGCGCACCGCCACCGACCAGCCACTCACGCCCCGCAAACCAAAGCTGGTCTCGGAGGAGCGCGTATCCAGGCCCCGCGGTTGGCTGCGAGGTGGGCGACTCACTGACGCTGACAGCGACGGCTTCGACCTCGCTCCGTGGCTCGCGTCGGAGACAGTCGTAGACGCCCGCGCCAGCGCCGATCGCGTCGACCTTCACACGCACAGGATACTCGGTTTTGAACCGGCCGCGCAGTTCGCGCAGCACCGTCATTGTGAGCCCAGCGACCTGGTGCGAATCGTAGCCGTGGACGACGCGCATCTCGAGCGCCTTGTTGCCGATCACGGGCGCGACCACCGAGTCATCGCCTCCATCGCGCGCCACGTCCACGCCGAGTTCGAGCCGACCCTCCTCGGGCGCCGTGGCCCACCGTGAAAGCGCTGCATCTACAATCGCGACCGAGATCACCGAGTCCTCACCCTGCAGGGGGAACTCGCCGAGCACGCGGCAGGCATATGCCGCGGTGCTCTCGTAGCCAGCCCATTCCTCCTGGATTGCCTCGTATGAGGCCAGGCCGGGCACCCTACATACCCTCTGTTGGTAGTCTGCCGCTTCAAGCGAGGAGAGCCGCTGCAACGCCCACTGCCCCCGGCGCTCCTTGAAGAGATCATAGAACCACCCACTGGGACGCAAAGGATTGGCCACACACAGGATCTTCCCGCCGCCAGCCATGTTGCCCTTGATCGCCTCCCAGATGGCGTCAGGAACACCGCTGGCCTCGTCAACGATAAACAGGAGGTTGCTGCTTGACTTGCCACCCATGTTATCGGCCACATCAGTAGCAAAACCGTAGAGCCATCGTCCGTCTAGGGTCTTGAGTCCAGTCCGATGACTGTCGTGGATATCGCCGAGCTTGTACCCCCGGCGGGCCGCGGCGGCATGGAGTTGGCGCACCTCGGGCCAGAGGATCGTGCGCACCTGATCGTCGCTCGATGACGTCATGATCGCGCGAGCGTTCGGCCTCGTGGCCGCCCACCAAAGGCCGATCCAGGCGAGCGCTCGTGACTTGCCGGTCTTCTGCCCGGAGCGCACCGCCACCCGGTTGAGCTGTGTCAACGCCCTGGCGATGTGCACCTGGCCATCCCAAGGCTCGAACCCGAGGACCTGCTGGGCAAACGCAACCGGATCGGGCTGGACGATCAGTCTGCCGCCCTCTGGTGCACCGCGGAGCGACCGCAAGCGCTTGACCTTGGCACGGAGTGCAAGGGCGGTGGTCAGAGCATCAGACAATTCCGTCCCACCACTCACCTTTTCTCCCAACGGCAGCCATCACGTCTCGGACGCGATCTCGATGCGTCGTTTGCGCTAGCCATCTCTGCGGCGGGGAGTGTTTTTCGACCAAGGCCATTGCGACGTCCTCCGATGGAGCGTCGATAATGATCCTCACGAGCATCTCCCTGTCGTCAACGTACGCACCCGGGACCGCATCGCTCAGGCAGCGAATTTTATCCGATGGCATCCTGGAGGAGAGGCAGTCGAAGACACTGGCGCGACAGACTGGGCAGTAGGCTATTCTCAGTCTGGGATCTCCGTGCACGACCGTAGACTCCACCGGACACTGTCGGCACATCGGCACGGTCCAGTTGTTGGTGCCATCCCCCTCACCGCATAGCCAGCACAGGGTGAAGTTAGTCCATCGTAAGTTCCGGCACAGGGCGATCATAGCCAGCACATCCTTGCTTGGTCATCACGCTTTATTGGGGCGGCGCACATATGCGTCCCATCGCCTCTCGTACTGCAACGGCCAGCCAGTCACTGCGGCACGTTCACGCTGGACCGGCGTCAGATGCCCTTCCGCCCACTCCTCACGCTCATAGATGCGCATGGTCACACGGTCATCCCTAGGCACCGCACTGCACACAGGTACTGGATCTGGAAAAATCGGCCTTTGACAGATGGGCTGCCCAGGCTCGACATCCGCGGTGGCAAAACAATCACACGGCGTCGCTCCGCCGTCGTAATTGCAGTCGTGGAGCAGGACGATCATTGCAACGTCTCCTCTGTCGGCAGCGCTGGCCTGGGCTCGGGCTCCACCTCCCCCACCAGCGCCCGATCGGCCACAACGATGTCTCCTACTACTTTGATGAGCTTGGTCAGCTCGGTCAAGGACGATCCTTCTAGCTCGCTCACTGCCTTGGCCCGCGCCATCAACGCAACCAGAGTCTCCCGTGCCACCGCAACCCAGTCCCTTCCGGTCGGCTTGGAGTGCGACATTTGCGGGGCGACGGAGAGCACGTTAGCCCTCCACCGTTGGATGGTACGCCGTGTGACGCCGTACTTACGGGCCGCTGGAGCAAAACCAATTATGGCAGCATCCCGTAAGATTCCCTGCACTTCCTCGGCGCTGTACTGCAGATTTGGCGTCTTCCCGCCGCGCTTCTTCCCATCGTGTCGCATGGGACACGATGGTGACACCGATCGTGTCGCATGGTCAATCCGCGTCTCCCATCCTACAGCGCCCGCCTAACGATCTCGCGATGCGGTCATCAGTTCGAGTAGCTTCTCCGGCGCGAGCGCCCATCTCTCAGCGATTACTTAGGAAAGCAGGCTTCACAGTCGCTGTCGAAGCAGTGCTGGGCGCGCACCAACGCACTGCCGCCATGACGCCTCTGCGCATCGCGATCGGCCTGATCGCAGTCCGCGTGTCGGTTACACGATCTGATCGTGACGGATGCGGGTGCGCCCGAGGCCAAGATCAAAGCTCCCGATCGTCCATGCCTCTCGGATGAGGGCGGTCAATTCCACCAGCACAAACCCCATACCAACACCCCTCTGAATCGCCATGATCGCGTCATTGCCGGCGACGTCCAATGCTGCCATCCCAGCGTGCTTGATCGAAGGCGAGACGGCGTGCTGTAAAAACACGGGGCGCGCTTCGATCTCGACTCCAAACACATCAGCCGCGCCATAGGCCACGTAAAGCACATCGCAGAGCCCATCGACCGTCTCCACGAGATCGCCGCGCTCGATCGCCTCCACGGTCTCGTGCACCTCCTCCTCGATCAGTCGGGCGCGCAACTCCGGCGCCCGGATCGCTGGCGTCTCTTCGCGCTCGACGCCCATCGCCACGTTAAACTCACGGACCATCTCCTGATAGGGCGTCATTGGTTTGCCTCCTTGACCCGCAGGTCACCGCATAGCTCGCACCGGCACGGGCAACTCGGGTGATCCTCGGGTCCATGCAGACCCGTACAGTCGTGGCCCGCACAAAATCCATTTGCCATTGTGGCCCTGCGCGATGCGGAAACCAGAAAGCATCCATTCGTTCCTGGTCGTCTTGCCGCCTTCAACGCGCACAGCGGGCACACCTGCCCTGGCGCGAGCATCACCACCACGCCGCCGTGATCGCAGCTGCGCTTGAGCGCCGATAGTGGCGTGAGCATCATCGCTCGCCTGCCATCAGTTCGAGTAGCTTCTCCGCCTGGCGAACACGGGCGGCGGCGGCGTCGGCGTCGGCGTCGGCGGCGTCGGCGTCGGCGGCGGCGTCGTCGGCGGCATAGGCGGCGGCGTCGTCGGCGGCATAGGCGGCGGCGTCGGCGTCGGCGGCATAGGCGGCGGCGTCGTCGGCGGCATAGGCGGCGGCGTCGTCGGCGGCGGCGGCGGCGGCGGCGGCATAGGCGGCGTAGACGGCGGCGCAGACGGCGGCGCTGCAGGCGTCGGCGGCATAGGCGGCGGCGGCGGCAACTTCCCATTCTTCTTTGCCGACCACATTGCCGGCGATGCGGCGCTCATACAACGCGGCGACTCGCATGATCGCAGTCCTCTGCTCATCGTTACGTGCAAAGCGCAGCACACCCTCGGTGGGATCGACCAGTAAATAGTGCATGAAGCGGTCGCCAACCCCGCTCAAATCGGCGCCTACTGGGATCGCCGCAAAGAATCTTTCCGGCCACGCTTGGCGGTGTTCCGCAGGCAGTGATTCGAACAGCCCGTCTTGCAGCCTGGCTAGGACATAGGGCACACCGAGAGCGGGCTCGAACGCGCCATGGTCATCATGGTCATAATTCTCCCCGCGCAGTCGATTTACCGTTTCAATCGAACACCCCACCGCGCACCCATTGCTGCCATCCCAGTAACCGCACCCTTTCGCCAAGATCTCGAGTTCTCGGTGCCGGACTGCCGCGGCTACCATCTGCTCTTTGAGTTCTGCGCTGCCGTGATACGCGATCATAGTGCTTCTCCTGTCCCTGGTCTGTGCTTCGCTAGTGCGGATCCCATCCTACTCGGAGACTGGACCCCTTGAGTTCCACGAATGCGCCGTCGCCGCGCATGCGGTCCTCGATGATACGGTCGTAGGCTCCACAGAATTGCTCGCGGCTCATGTTGCCGATCGCGATCGTGAGCCGGCGGTTGGCGTACCGTCGATCGAGCAGCTCCTCGAGTTGGGCCGCGAACCATTCGCTGTTCGGTGCCTCACGGCCGATCTGGTCGATCACGACCACCGGCAGGCTCACCAATTCCTCGATCACGATCCCGGGGCGCGCGAGTTGATAGGAGAGCATGTAGCGTCCCCCGAGCCGACCGATGGCGTAGCAGCCAGCGAGCGTCTTGCCCACGCCTCTCGGCCCAAGCAGAGCGATCAGAGCCTCGTTGCCTCGCAGGGTTCCCAGCCCCCACGGCTTACCGGCCACACGGGCGCGAATCGCCTGCAAGGCATCGGTGGATCGGAGTGGGGCCTTCCGGTCCACGGCCGCCAGGATCAGGTCCTTTTCTCGCTCAGGCACGCTCCCCTCGGCCAACCTCGCGCGCACCGCATCCCGGGTCGCCATCAGCCTAGCGCGGGAGCAGAGCGCGGTGTCTCGCACATAGGGGCATGACTCGTGAGCGGCAACCGCTTCACACGAGCCGGCCGCAGCCTCATCATCCCCAGGATGCGGCGCGCACGGTAGCAGGCCGCGCTCGCGCTCCTCTGCCTGCGCCTGTTCGAGTAGGCGCATGAGCCGCGCTCGCAGATCAGCGTCCATCCGCCTGCTCGTGCTGCAGACCAATCTTGATCAGGCGACACAGGCGATGGATCGCGACCCCAGGGTCAAACTCGACATTGGGGTCGAACGGCATCTCGGCGGCCCGGAACAGCGAGCCCATGAGCGTGGTGAACATGCAGTTGAAATAGCGTTGGTGCCCTACCATCCGTCTATGGTCCTCGAGCAGACCTTCCAAGAGCCCAGCTTTGCCCGTGGCGGGGTTCTGCCGCATGGCACTCGCCAGGACCAGGACCCTTGCCTCGCCGGTCACGTTGCCATCGATCTCACCAGCTCGCGCCCAGCAGTGAGCCGGCGTCCTCTCTCCCCGCGCCAATGCGTCGATCGTCTCCTGAGTCGCCTTCGGTAAGTCGCACATCACACATGTCGTTGCGGTCATCAGTACCCCTCCGGAAGTGGGATCATGCCGCGCCGCACGCCTGCGGCATCGCGCTTGATCCCGGTTTTGTCGTCCACGGTCAACCCACCCGCAAGACGCTGCCCTGGCGGCGGCGCACGCGAAAGCGCCGGGCTCCCGTTGCGCTGCCACGCCGTTGCCTGAGCCCGAAGGTCGTCCCCGGCCTGGGCCAGCAGCTTCCAGGACAACACAGCTGCCCCCTTCATTGGGAAGTGATTCCCGCCAGCCGCAAGCCAGCGCCCGATCACGGCCCCATCATCCGGGGCGAGCTTGAAACTCCTGATCCGGATCGCCTGAGCCTTGGTCGGCTCGTCGCTCAGCTCCACCCGGCTTGGGGCCCCGCTCACCAGCGCATCGCGTAGGGCCGCTAGATCGGCCGCCAGCGCACGTGGAGGCTTAGGGATGCCCTCCGGCTCACCTCCAGCCCCCTCCGCGCTCTCTTGCCCGTCCTGTGATGTCAATCCGGGAGGACCCGGGGACCGCGCGCCCGCGCGTGGTTCTTTTTGGTGATCGGGGTCGGTGATCGGTGGTCGGTGATCTAGCCGCGGTTCGCGGAATCTCGCGCTAGTCACCTCCTCCTCCCGCGGAGGTTCGCGGAGGTTCGCGGAGGTTCGCGGAGGTTCGCGGAGGGTCTCCCGCGGCTCCGGATCAACGCCTCCGTCGTCCTCCTCCGGACCCGGCACCCGAGCCTTGCCAGCGTTGTCCACCCGCTGGTGCTTCCTCCAGTTGCGCACTGCAGCATAAAGCTGCCCACGCACCTGATAGGCATCCACCAACCCGCTTGCCTCGAGCTCTCGGGCCGCACCCGCAACATCTTCCGCTGTAGAGTCATCCCGAGACCACCACACAGCTGCGTGCAGCTGCCGTGGGGAGAAGCGCAGATTGCCGTAGTCGTCTGCAAGGAGAATCGAACCAACGAACAGGCGGAAGGCGCGATCCGATAGGCTGGCGGTGCGCTCGTCCTCAAGCATCTCGGGCTTGATGCTACGGATGCGCCCAGCCATCACGCCCCCTGGTTTGGGTCGCGATGGTGGATGGCGTTGCGGATCGCCATGGCCATGCAACGGCGGCGGCGCACTACGAAATCCTCCGCGCACGATGCGCGCGAGCGTTAATCCACGCGAGCACCAGCTCGGGGCTGATGTCCTGCTCCTTCATCCTGCGCATAACCGACGGCATCGGATATCGCGTCGCGATATCCACAACATCGACAGGAACCCTGCCAGCGAGGCACACCAGGTAATCGGGATCCTCTTCGAGGATGCCAGCGAGGCGACGTAGCACGTCCTCCGATGGAGCAGCCACAGATGACTGACTTTCCATCCGAGAGAGGTGAGCTGGAGAGATACCGGCCGCGCGAGCAACTTGCCGCAATCCTAGGCCGCGCGACAGACGAGAGGATCGAAGATATTCGCCAAGGTCCATGTGGCAGATAGTTAATCGTTTTCCGCACAGCGGTCAAGCGCTTTCGCCCCGCTTCCGGTCGCTGAGACGGCTCATGGCAGCACCACCGGCTGATCCCGCGAATCACGACACGGCACGCTCGCCTGGCTCCATCCTCCGCGCCCAGCGAGGAAGTAGTACGCTCGCTTGATTCCCGGGTAGCGTCGCTTGAGGGCGTTGCACCCAGACTGCTGGCATTCCTGGATCTGGGCCGAGGAACGGACCCATCGATGACGTCTCGTCATGGCAGCACCAGCCCCGCGAAGTTGACTCAAGCTGTCAAGCGCCTATCGGCCTTCATCGAGTCATCCCGGTCGCTCGACCCGTAGACCAGGCATCCGGGATCGGTTCCCCTGCCCTGTACAGTCGCTTCACGGCCTCACCTCCGGAAACTGCTTGTACGCCCAGATCTCGTCGGGGATCCGCCCCTGCTTGCCGGCCCGCGAGCCCGAGTCCTGCTTGACGAAGACGGGTACGCCGGCCTCGTCCAGCTTGCGCGTGAGTCGCTCGATTGCGCCATCTGGGCAGGTGCGATGACCCGATCCGCTCTCCCCTCCGACGACGGCCCACGCTAGCTTAGCACCATCGGATAGCTGAGGATCCAACGGCTCATCTGGATCGCGCGACACGGCATCGACGTAATCGATTCCCCCTCCAGGCACCTGCGCTTGGATGTCAGAGGGGTCCACATCCTCAAGAAGGGGCTCGAAGGAACACCAATGGACCGCGGCCGGAACGCGCAGGAGGTCGATGATGCGCGTGCACCGCTGCTGGTCCTCCACGCTCACTCCCAGCCAACAATTCGGCAATGGCCAGGCGGGATACGCGATGTGCCGCTCCCACTGCACGCCGATAGCGTATAGACACGCGAGGGCAACGCGCACCTCACCGTCACCGTCAGTTACCCGTGGTCGACCAAGCCACCGATACCATGCTGGCAGCCGCTCGGCCCGCTTGGTGAGGATCAGGAAGTCTGCCCACGGGCACGCTGCCATCACCCCATATACCGCCGCGATCTGCTCGTCGGTCAGTGCCTCGTGGAAGAGGTCGCTCATGGAGTTGACGAAGATACGAGGGCGGCGCCAGCGCGTCGATCCGTCGGCCGCCCCAGCGTGCCATGGGCAGCTGTACCAATCCGTCCCGATCGGGGACTTGGCGCCGCAGTCCGCGCAGATGCGATACGGCCGCCGCCGCAACATATTCTGCAGCTTGGACGGGTCGAGCACCACCTTGCCCGTCCACCGCGGCTGGCCGTCGGCGCGGATCTCAACGAGATCGTGATATGGACGGCCGGGCTTAGACAGGCCGGTGAATGGGCTACCCGCGACGGCCTGGGCGTAACATCTGCCACACCCAGGAGAGACCGCGCTGCACCCACGCGTGGGGTTGAGAACCTCATCTGCCCAGCCGATTGCCGTGTCGCTCATGCTGTCCTCGCTTTCTGCGCCTGCGCCCGCGCCCGTTCCTCTGCGCGCCACTCGTCGAGCCAGGATGGGTCCTCGATTTCGCCGCACCCGCACACCTGGAGGCCGATCGGGATATCAACTCCTCGGGCGCGCCGATGTACCATGTACTTCTCGGCGTCACGACAGGGTTTCCTTCCAATAAGGCACAGCGCCTCATCGACTGAGCGGACAACCCACGGCGTTGGCCCGTTCCACTCGCTGATGAAGCGTACCTCTTCCTCGGTCAGGCGACGTGCCGATGGAGGCCGGTTGCCATCCTTGACCTCGATCAGGCGCGTGTCGACGCGGCCCCTAATCATGCCTCCAATCAAAAGATCGATCGAATCCATCCGCACGACCGTGAGACCACAAGCTCGGAGGCCCTCGACGATCTCCGGCTCGTTGAGGTCGCGCCGCTTGGCGTACGCTAGACGCTTCACCTGGCGGCCCCACGACCGCATGGGCCAATCCAACCGCACCAGGAGCACTTATACCCGAGAGTCCTGACTCCACCGCAACCGCGGCACCAAATCCTGATTGGATCAGCGCTCATCATCATCCCCTTGCTCGGCCACACGATCGAGATCCTCCAGACGAGGCGCCGGCAACAAGCGCACGTTGCCCCCGCCGCGGTCCAGCCAGCCGCCGAAGTATCCACTTCCTAGGTGCTGCCGCAGTTGGTCGGCCTGGTTCTGGGGCCCGCGCCACGTTACGAATTGCCGTCCTCCGATTTGTCGAGACATCAGTCCACCGACAGTATGAGCGTACCGGCAGACAGGGCGATGGCTTCACGCGCGGCCGGCTCATCGTCCGTCCCGACGTAGGTAGACAGCGGCTCCAGCCCCTCCCCCTCGCTCATGTTGGTGTAGGGCTCGGTTAGTTCGTGCAGGGCCAGCACGATCCCGCCGCGCTCGTCGCCCCACCACCGCACGGGATGGGCGCGCTGCTCGGGCGTCTTCATGCCCAGCTGCTGGTACAGCTGCTCGAAAGTCATGCCGTGAACCTCGGACATTTCGGGCTGACCGCAGACACCACCACCTTCTCGGCGGTCGCATGTGTCCACTCGGCGACGGTCACGAGTAAGCGGGGGGAACGGGTCGAAGGTCGGGATGAAGCGGTGGTTATCCATGATGTTCGGTCTCCTATGGTCCTGCGTGATGGTTGAGCGGGCCCCAGAACGGGAGCCAGCCTTCGCGTTGCTGCGTACCGAACCCCTCCCAGAAGGGGCCGCGGCTGCGCGCCTCGATTAGGTCGTATGACTTCGTCGGCTTGCGCGAGTGGATGATCTTGCCGTTCTCGTCGCGCTCGTGCGGCGCCAGGATGACGCTGCGGATGTCACGCCGCTCGGTGCAAACGCTTGGGTCCATGCCCTTGCCACGCACGGCGAAGATGAGGTGCTCGTGGATTTTGCGCCCGTACTGGCCGAGCCCGGCGCGCGTATCCTCGAGCTCGAGCGCCTCAAGTTTGGCATCTGGACCGGTGGTCTTGATCCAGGGGAAGGAGCACTTTGGGGCAAATCCAAGCTGCTGGATCAGCCATAGCCCCTCCCCGTTGCAAAGGTAGGTATCCGTCACCCAACACCAAAGATGGGCGTTGGCGTACGGACGCCACTGCCCCGAACCCAGCAGCACCCCTGCAATGTCCACCGCTCTGGCGAGCCGGTAGTGACGATCGGCGCCGCGCTTGATCTTGCCGCCACCACGCTCGTTCCACGGCGGGTCGATCAGGCCCGTGCGCCAGAGCGGTGCACCGACCAATGATCGCTGCTCCTGCGCCTTGCACGCAGCCTCTCGACGTCGCTCTGCCACGCTGGCCTGTGACCCGATGATCACCGGCGCTTAAAGCACCGGATCCTGTCCAGCCTCGAGTATCGGATCACCTCCTCGACCGATCCGAACACCAGGATCCCGAGGTCACGGGCGTGCTGTACCTCGCGGTCGGCGCCTGGGGAGTGGCCGGGGAGGCGCAGGACGGCATGGCATGTCGCCACCCATGTCAGGCCGTAGTCGATCCACGCCTCGTAGGCCAGCGCATCCAGCGCCGACCAGTCATCGTACGGCAGCGCGTCGGCCATCGAGCACTGAATGGTCCATGCCCACAGGTGCGGGACGAACGGAGCGAACCCATGCTGCAGAAGCTCATAGCCGGCCCTCGCCGCCACCTCCACTCGCCCACGACGCCCCTCATCCGCCGGACCGATCGGCCCCGCAACGTACACGCGCAGCGGGCCACGTCGCTGATCAATTCGGTCGGACATGAGCAAGTCCATCTCTGACTTTGGGTTCGATCAATTTACGAAGGCGCTGTCGCAGGTCATCGTCTGACTTCAGTACCAAGGTTGCTATCTTGTCGTCCGGGATCGGATGCGCGAGCAGGCCATCAACGAGTCGCTGCGCCATGACCTCAACCACGCGATCCGCTCTAGCCATGGCCTCTCTAATAAGGCGGTCGAATCGCTGACGTGACGTCTCGCTCACTGGCCACCTCCACCGCTCGCAGGGACCGCCGGCTTGTGGCACAGGCATGGCTGAGTCGCGTCGTTGCAGCGCGCGCAGACCGTGGCAACTGACAGGCTCGGGCAATCCGGACAGGCGGAGTCGGGGCATCCGTCACCCTTGACGATGTGCGTGTCGCGACAGGTGGAGCACGCCGGCGTCGGGTGGCCATCGATGGGCTGCGGGTCCTCAAAATCGTACGGCGCGAGCCAGCGCTCGATATCCTCAAGCAGATCGTGATTCGGAACGATGTCGTGCTCGTTCCATGGCCAAGACGAGACCGCTCGGCGCACGCGCTTGAGCATCGCCAACCTCTCCTCGATATCCTGGCGCCAGTAGTGCGTTAGGTCGAGCACCTCGTGATAGGCGTCGATACCCGACGGCCGACCGTTGAACGCACGCAGGGGCCGGCCGTAGTGCGCCTCCCCCTTTGCCGCGCGCTCACGGATGTCCGCCACCACCAGGTCGACGATGCGCTGGCTGGAACGCTGGCTGGAAGAGGGTTGTGGAGGTGGCAGGGGTCGAATCGCGATGCCGTTCGAGGCGCGCGCACAATCTCGCACTAGCCGCCCGCAGCGGGGGCACTCAGGGAAGGTGGAAGGAGACTCGGTCTTGATGGGCCAACCCGTCTCGGCGGCGATGCGTTCCGGGCCGGTGTCATGCAGCTCGTCGGCCAGCTGCAATCGCACGATCGCAATATCCGCCTCTACACCATCAACAATCGCCGCCCTAAGTTCGCGCCGCAACCCATCCAGCTCCTGCTCCACAATGGAGACCCGTGCGGCGAGCCGGTCACGCTCCGCCTTTAAGGCGGCAGCCTCCTCGGCCCAGGTTGAGCAGGCGTCCTCCGCGACGTTTAGCTGGCGCACCGTTTGACGATGCTGCGCACGCTCCACATCGGCGAAGCCCATTGCCATACGCCAGTAAGGCTGGACGGATGCCATGCCAATGTCTCCCCATGCCCCAGCAAAGGCCCCTACCCACCGCCAATAAGCGGCCAGATCGTCATAGTCCCACATCACTTCACCTCGAGTCCAAGATCCGCCAGAGTCAGAGCGTTTTTCGACCACCGCACGATCGCTAGGCCCAGTCGCTGTGACGGTCTGAGCCCTTCCGCCACCTTCCGCAGGTGCCCGGCGGTGACGGTTTTGCGCTTGCCTGGAATGGTTCGGAGGATCCTAGATATAGCAACCGATGCCTCTTCCAGAGTAACCCCCCTCGCCGCGAGCTCACCAGCCAATGCCAGCTTCCATTTCGTCATCTTTACCTCCATGCGCATCTATCTATCACGCTACTGGCAGAAAGAGCCAGCAAAAAATGCTTGACTCCGTTGGGCGACCTGCCGCATCTTGGAGGCGTGGAGGGACCAATGGACTGGAGACCTTGGCGGCCAGGACCGCACGATCAAAGATTGGCGATTGACAGCGTCTTGTGCGAGCGAGCTGCGCGGCCTCGGGGGGGATCCGAGATTAGTGCACGCGTGATGGGAGACTTCGCGCGAGATGGACTCGGAGGGTACATGCGGAAATTTACGCATGCGTCGTATGCGCGAGGCCAATCCGAGCGCGACGCCGAGCCACGGCCGCTTGCCGATCCCGCTGCCCCTCACCTCGACGAGTTGCCGTGATGCTTCTCATCCCACTGGAGCCAGACGAGGATGGTGGCGTGGCGGTCGACGTCGAGTTCGACTGCGACGCCGCCGTGCGCGATGAGGACGGCTGGGGCACGGTCGATGTGGAGGTCCGCGTGCGCGTCTATCCGGACGGCGAGACGGATCTGGAGATTTGGCAGATAAAGGCCGTGAACGGTGCGCGATGCATGTCGGCGGATGAGTTTGAGTATCTTGGGCGAGACGTGGATGGGCTGCGGGCGCATGCGACCGCGCAGGCGCTGGCGGCCGTGGTGAAGTGGCGCTCTGCGCAAGAGCGCAGAGAAGGTGCGGCGGCATGAGCGAACACAGGACGGCCAAGCAATGCAAGTCGCGCCCATGGCGCGTCGGTGCAAGCCCGGAGCGAGACATCCCGGGGTACAGCCGCACGAAACACGAAGGGCTGGCGCCGAAGGTCGACGGGCCGCAGTACGAGCGCTTTGAGGATACGCTGCCGAAGACGAATCGAAGGAGGGCCTCGTGATGGTCAACGATCAGGATCTCGTGCAGGCCATGCGACAACGACGCGCCGAGGGCCGCCATAAGCTACGTCTGCTCCGTGCGCACGAGGAGATGGTCGCCGTCTCCCGTGTACGGCTCATCTTCGCTGGCGTGGCGTTGGCGCTCCTGGTAGCGGCGCTCGCGCTGGGAGGTGGGCTTTGATTCGGATCGCTCTGGCGTGGACGACCATGCTACGGTGTAAGTTCGCAATGAAGCGAGCGATCGCCACAGCGAGGGATGGTCTCGTTGCCGCCGGCTACAAGGCGACAGACATCGAGATCGTGGGCGGCGGCAAGGCCGCATCGCGGAGCTACTCGTGAGCCCGCGTCAGATGTGCGTGCTCGACCTGGAGACGATCGTTGACTCGGCGCTGTGGTCTCCGCCGGCCGATGCGCCAGATGCGTTCCCGCCGGCCTATGCTTGCCAGATCGTGTGCATCGGCCGGCTGTGGCTCGACGAGAGAATGATGCCCGTCAAGCTCACGGCGGAGACCGGCGATGAGCGGACGCTGATCCGGCAGTTCAATGATGGCGTCGTGGCCCGGCAACCGCGGTTGATCACATGGAATGGCCGTGGCTTTGATGTGCCGGTGCTTTCCGCGCGCGCGTTCATGCATGGTGTGGCGCTGCCGTGGTGGTCTAACTGTGCCTATCGCTATAGGGACACAGAGCATGCGGACATTATGGACCTGTTGACTGGGTTCGGGGCGGCTCGCGGCGGCATCCCGCTCGACGCACTCGCCAAGGGGTGCGGTTTGCCAGGGAAGCAGGGAGTGACGGGTGGTAACGTCGCCGGTCTCATCGCTGCGGGAGAGCGTCGCAAGGTGGAGACGTATTGCGAGGGGGACGTAGCGCAGACCGCGTTCCTGGCGATGCGCTACGAACTGCTCAAGGGCAACGGTTTCACGATCGACCACTGCCGCGCCGCCGCGGCTGCACTGTTGGAGTTCGTCGCGCCGCGGCTGCCCGAACTCGTCGCGGCTATCGACCGGCCGCGGCTACTGCTGGAGGGATGACCATGGCACGACAAACCGAGCAGAAGGCCCAGGCGTCGCCGACGTTCGCGATCGGGGACTGGGTGAAGTGGGTATCGCAATCGGCCGGATCTCGAGTGGCAGGGGTGGCGGCTGCAGGGGAGGGCGCGATCACGAGAGCTACGTGATCGAGGTGCAGACGGGGAAGGGCGGCGCGAAGAAGCGTTACTGGCCAATCGCAAAGAAGCTGAAGCGCCACGCCCCCGTAGCAGGCGTTGGTGTCCGTTCCGTGTCTCGCTATCGGTGAGTGCTATGAGCGGGTGACGGGGTACTGGGACGGGTATTTCGATACCTTCACGACCTGCCTGCTGTGTGCCGAGATCCGCGGTCACTTCAACTGCGATGGGTTCCTTTACGGGGCGCTATGGGAGAACCTGGCTGACAACTTCTTCCCGACGATGACGGCCGGCGGCCCCTGCATTACCGGGCTGTCACCAGCGGCGAAGGACCGGCTCTTCGAAGAGAAGCTGAAGACGATTGGGGTCATCTGATGAAGTCACCGCCATGGCAGCAGTACCAGCAGATCGACGCAGTGAACTGGTCTACGTTGCGCGAGTTTCGAGAGTCGCCGCTGAAATATCGCTACCGTCTCGACAACGTGCGCGAAGACACGGCGAGCCTGGCCGTGGGTCGCGCAGTGCACACGGCGGTGTTTGAGCCGCAACGGCTGCTGCTTGATTACACGGTCTACCAAGGGCGACGGGCGGGTAAGGCATGGGATGCGTTTCGCGAGGCGCACCATGAGCAGACGATCTTGACAGAGGAACAGTGGGATCGGTGTCACGGCATTCAGGCGGCCGTGCGCGCTCATCCTCTCTGCGAGCCTTACCTGCACACCGGGGCCGCGGAGCAAGTGCTGCAGTGGACCGACGCAGAGACGCGCTTGCGATGCAAGGGCCGACTTGACTGGATCTCCACGGGCCGCGCCGTTGTGGATCTCAAGACCACGCGATCAATCCAGCTGCATATGCTGCAGAACACCGTAGCGCGCTACGGATACCACACGCAGATCGCGTTCTATCTCGACGGTCATGAGGCGACGCGGCGAGAGCGACTGCAGGGGGTGATCATCGCGGTAGAGTCGCAGCCGCCGTATGACGTTGGGGTCTTCGTCGTCTCCGACGAAGCGATCTACGCCGGGCAGGAGGAATACCGTTCGCTGCTCACGCGGCTCAAGTGGTGTCGCGAGTCAGGCCAGTGGCCGGGGCGCTACACTGAGGAACAGACGTTGGACTTGCCGGCGTGGATGTTCGACGACGAGGAAGATCCGACCAGCCTGGGGATCACAATCGGAGGCGAGGCAGCATGAACTACCAGGCATTATTTCAGGGCGAGTACCTCAAGGCGGCGGAGTTCGGCACGACGGAGCCGACGTTGACCATCACCGACATCAAACTGGAGAAGCTCCAGTCGCTCAAGCCAGAAGAGGAGGACAAAACCAAGACCAAGGGTGTCGTCTACTTCCGCGAGGTGGACCGAGGCTGGGTGATCAATCGAACTAACGCCGAGTGTCTACGGGGTATGTTTGGGGACGAGACGGGTGACTGGATCGGTAAGCGGGTGACGTTGTTTGCGACGATGGTTGCGCTGGGGGCAAAGAAGGAGCTGGGGATCCGCGTCAAGGGCTCACCCGATATAGACGCGCCTGTCGACGTCGAGATCAAACTCCCGCGGCGGCGCCCCGTCAAGATGCGTCTGCACCCCACTGACGGCGGCGGCTCGACGCGGAAGCGGAAGCCTACGCAGCAGCCCAACACCGGTCCATCGGCGGAACTTAGGCAGCAGCTATCTGAGCTGTCGCGACACCTGCAAGAGGCAGGGATTGCGACCCCGACGGATCGAGCGAATTGGTTGCGCGACATAGTGGGCAGAGAAGATGCCGCGCCAGGCAACCTCACACTCGACGAACTGGCCACCGCACAGAGAGAGGCCGGGCTGCTGGCGTGGGACGCAGGGAGCGATAAGGAAGCCGAGTCGTTGCGAGCCCGCGAACCAGGGGAGGACGGTTGATGACGCACGATGAGCTCACACGCTTCCTAGCGCTCCGACAGCAAGTCATGGAGTGCCTGGAGGAAGGATGATGGGGGCATATCGGCACAGAGCAATCGTTGTCACGACCTACTCGCCAGACCTTGCAGAGTGGGCTCGCAATAAAGCGGAGTTGTTCGCACGTGAGGCTGCCGCGAACGTCGCGTCATGGGGCGGCGAGGACCAGGCGTATCGCGTGAGCCAGCTCGTTCCCGGAGTGGTGAATTCTCGTTACACCTTCCTCGTGGCCCCAGACGGCAGCAAGCTCTGGTGGCCCGAGGAGCGTGCTGCAGGTGTCGCGCGTGACATGCTCGTTGAATGGCTGCGTCAGCAAGAGGGGATCGACTTCGTCGAAATGGAGTTCGGCGGTGACTTCGACGGCGCGGTCTTGCTGCGTCACTCGCGCATGGCACCTGGAGACGGCCGATGACCTCGCGCCTGGCATCGGGCTCCAAGCTGCAGTCAGCGATGCAATGCCTGGGCTCTGCGGTGCTGCCGAACTACCGGATCACTACACCGGAGGCCGAGCACGGCCGGCATCGGCACCGGCTCATGCAGGCAGTGGCGGACGGAATTGACCAGGGATTATCTCTGGAGGCCGCGCATGGGGCGGCGCTGGCCGAGCTGCGCGACTCGCCGATCTACGAGGATCTGCTGCGGATCGACGTGAGCACGATCCCGCGTGAGATGCGCTCCGAGGTGGCCCTGGCCTACGACGTGGCCACCGGCCGGGCGCGGCTGCTCGGGATCGGCATGACGGAGAGCCCGCGTGCCATGTGCTCTCCGACCGAGATCCCGATCGTGGTCGACCGCTGCACCGATCCGGAGGCGCGCATGGTCAATGTGGCGGCGGTGATCGATTACAAGACCGGGCCATCCTGGATCAGGAGCGCGGCCGAGCTGTGGCAGCTGCGCGCGGGCGGGGTGGCCGTAGCCTCACTCGTGGAGGCAGGCGAGGCGCTCGTAGCCGCATGGAAGCTCGACGACGACGGCCATTGGATTCCGCTGCGCGCCGAGCTGGACGCTCTCGATCTGGCGGCCATAGAGGAGGATCTACGCGCGCGCAAACATGAACAAGGTGAGAGTACTACTAGTACCAATCGTACTGGCTTCGGTCGCCCATGCCGGAGTTGAGGTGCGGGCGGCAACGGAGCGCTCTCGTGTGGTCGCCGGTTCCTGGGTTGGGAGCGAGACCGTGTTTGTACCAAGGATACGGGAGACGGACAGTGATGAATAGACTCACTAAATGGAGCATCGGATCTCGTGTCACTCGGCCGGTTCGCTTCGACGATGGCACATGGATGCGCGAAGGAGACTCGTGCATGGAGTCGGCTCTGCGACATGGACTCGTGATCGGGACCGTGATCGGTCATCGTTTTGACGTTCTATACGAAGTTGCCTGGGATGACGGAGCGACCGGGCGATATTTCGGGCATGGGCTAGATGCAGAGGGAGAATGATCACTGCAGCCGAACTAGAGCGCTTCATGGCGCTCCGCCAGCGAGTCATGGAGCACATCACCCACGAGGTCACTGTCGAGCACAACGGGCCGAAGGCGTACGAGGGGACGTTCTCGATCACGTTCCCGTCGTGGCATCACGAACAAGGGCAGCGACCATTCACCGCCCTCCATCCCGAGGAGGTCACGCGGGGTTACTACCGGATTGAACTGCACTGCTACCTGCTCGGTCCCGCGCGTCATTATAATTGGGACGGCGCGACGTTCGGCGTGGCGTTGGAGAACTGCGAGGCGGACATGCTTGGGTGGATCGCGCAGGCGAAGGAGGATTGGGCGTCATGACGTTCATTGTGCGCGGCGTGCTCGACGAGATCGTGCAGCGCTCGCGCGGCGCCTGGAGGGTGCGTGATGGCAAAATCCTGGAGCGTCTGGGAGTTAATCGGTCGGGTTGCAGCGCTGACCCAGGAGCGCGACGAATACCGCGAGGAGGCGCAGCGGTGCCGCAAGCTCGCTAAATCCGTGATCGATGGAGTGGACACGAGCGGCGTGCTGGTCGAGGTGAGCCGTGGTGATAAACGGGGCGAGGCGCACTTAATCATCTGTGCCCCTGGGCTGGACGAGCACAACCTTGGGCAGGCGGGCCGCGAGATCATTGCCGCTTTGGTCACTGAGGGCAGGACCGGAGAACTGCCGCCCGGGTGGTCTATGACACCGCCCCGTGTCATAGGGACGAAAGCTCGGAGGCCGAGACATGACATCGCGCCATCCTTACGCCGGCGTATCACCACCACCGACGGGGAGTGAGATTATATCACCACTCCCTGTGATGCTGGCTGAGCCATAGCGCTGCCGCCCGCGCTCGCCCCGCCGGCTCATCCTCCCGCAACGCTGCGCTGCCAGAGCTTGCCTCAATCCCCAGCGCCCCGCCCGATGCCTGCGCCCGCGTTCCGGCATGGGGCTGGACGAAGCCTACGACAGCCGGCGATGCAGCCGCGACTGGGGGCGAAGACGCGGCCGGGGTGAATTTGGCCAGTTCCGTGGCAGCAACCTCGGCGGCGCAGTGGGCCGCCGGCAGGCCGTGGACCTTGGCCAGTTCGAGCCCAAGCGCGCGCCACTCCTGTGGGGTTCCTGCGCCGCGGCCGGACACCGCCGACCCCAGCAGCTGCACCACGGCGGCGTTGATGCCCGCCTGCAGCCCGGGCGCAGCGCAGTTGACCGCGCCGATCGAGGTCGTGATCAGACCGTCGCGGATGCGAGCGCGCTCGGCGGTGGTGCATCCACCCGCGACGAGCGCCCCGAAGCACGCCAGGGCCGACAACGGACCGCTCGCGACGCCCGGGCGAGGATCGGGCAGCGGCAGGGCATCCGACCGACCGGCTCGCAGCGGTCGGCCCACGTAGATCCCGGCGAGCCCGGCCAGGGCCACAAGATGTTCGGCGGCCTTGTGCCAGGGGCCGTCGGGAATCGCGCCGCCGTCGAGCAAGACGACCAGCACAGCGACGACAGCAAAGGCAACGTGTTCCCATCGAATCTTCATGGCGTGGTCCTTTCTTCGAGATCGCGCAGCAGCTCGTCGATAACAAGTGCGGCAACGGTGGCGCAGCGCGAGACGAGGTGCGCCGGGATGCCCACCGCAAGCACAGCGCCGTAGGCCGCCCACAGCGCTGCTCGCATAATAGGCTTGATCATTAGGCGCAGAATACGCCGTCGGCGGCTAACGGACAACGCTTACAGCGTCCAGACCGACGCCGGCACGTTATGATGTCACGGTCGGAGCCGATCCTGACTCCATGACCCGGTGGTACGTAGCGGCAGCGGTCAGGAGTGCGTGTTGGTTGGCTCCGACGTCAACGTGAGACCAGGGCATCACCGCCGAGTGCGGAATGGCGGATAGATCCACGCTCCATCCAGTCTTGGCAGCAATATCCCTCCACCTCCCATCCTGCAGCTTAGCCTGTGACCCAGCCAGCTCAATCAAATATTGCGCGACCCGCCTATCCCCACGCTGCAGCGCGGAGTCATGTTCATGTGTCTCGCGACCCTTGCAAGGTAATGTCATCCATTGCAACTGGTCCTTTATCCACCACTCTCGCATTAAGCTCCGTAGCGCCTCAGCTCGTGCATGGACGGCAGCGTCCCAGTGATTATCCTCCCACTGGAGAGGAGTGTGCGGAACAGATTGGAAGTATGTAGGAGATATCTCGAGACGATGTGGGAATACGCGCTTTATCTCTTTCAGGAGGGCGATAAATTCATCCCAATCTCTTTGCTGCTCACCCGGCAAGCCAGCTATCACGTACCACTTCACATTATTGATCTTAGCCTTTGCGAGCCGCTCCATGGTGTCAATTATCTTAGATGCCGCGAGCGGTTTGCCGATCGCCCGTCGCAAACGCTCAGAGTACCCCTCGACGCCAAAGCTGAACTCCTTGGCGGAATGCGGATCGGCCTTGAGATGTCGTAACGCTGCGTCCAGGCGAGCATCCTTGCCCTTGTTGGCGCATCCCTGCGCTCTGGCCGTTGCGTCCAAGACGTCGACGTATGACACCGATGAATAATCCGGAGCGTATAGATTGATCGGACGCCCACGCAATGAGAGCAGAGTCTTGTTCACATCTTCGGCAGGTGCCTCACGGTATGTGCCCCCGGCCCATCCGATTGGACAAAATGCGCATTTGCTTCTGCACCCTCGCGCCACTTCCAACGTTAGCGCCCCGCGATCATTGTCTCCTGGGCGCAGAATCACCGGTGTAAAGTGAGATTGCTCTAGTCGGCCGAACCGTTCCGGGGGAGACTGGTATAGCGGGACGTAAAATCCAGCCCGCCCACGGAGTTCGCGCATTGCATCGCACCTAATAGCTCCGCTGTCTAAAAGACTGGCTATCGTAAGTCCAGTTAACTCCCCATCTCCAAGGGCAATTATATCTGCGAACGACGCTATCGGCTCTGGAGTGATCGATACCTGCCCACCGAAGACGATTAGTGGATCGCTGTCCTGCCTGCGTTCCGCGAGCATTGGCAAGCCGACATGGGTGAATAATTGCGGGATCCACAACCACTGCCGGACATAGATGCACGAAATAAACCATGCATCAGGACGCGGCATGGATTTGACAACATCACCGGTCCCAGCGAGGCTCAGTTGTCTGCCTGCCGCCTTTTTGGCGAGGCGCAGATGCTCCACATTGTGCCCTGCCCTGCCCAGCGACTCCGCGAGGATCATCGCCCCCATTGCGCCTGGACCACCGGTCGGTCCGGGCTCGACGACATAGATACGAGCCATTAGTCCTCCTCCACGGTCCAGTCCGACCCGGTGATATGCAACTCGGCCTCTCGTTGTGTCTCCACGTTATCGCCGTGGCGGTTGTAGATCGTGATCTTGCCTAGCGTCATGCGGTCCATCATGCATCCTCCCCGGGCCATGACGCGAGGTCTCCTTCACGTTGGCCCTGCAAAGCGCAGATAGGCTAAACCTTAATCGGACGACCGGCACAAAGACAACAATATTTGGATTGGATGGCCGACTCACCGACGGAGAGCCAGGAAAACGCCCTCCCGTCCGAAAATAGTCCTTGCGTTTTTCGGACGCGCGGCGTTACCTTTAGATCGGAAGGGAGACACGATGATGACCAAGAGCCCTGGCGTCGTCCTCGGAGCGCAACTGTGAACCACCTGGACGATGATCGCCGAATCCGGGAGATGGTTCGCGCCGAGGTGGCGCGGGCGCTGAGGCGGGACCAGCAACCGCGCAGCGCGACAACGGGCCGCCCGCTGTCCATGACACCAGGGCAGGTGGCGGAGGCGAGGTCGCTACGCGCACAGGGGCATTCGGTGCGCGTCATCGCATCCCAGCTGTCCTTGCCACGATCCACGATCCACGATGCGTTGCGCCGGGCCGCCGGCACCAAGCCAGGAAAACGCCCTCCTGTCCGAAAATAGTTCTTGCGTTGTCGGACAGGAGGCGTTACCTTCCAATCCAGAAGGAGACACGATGCTCAACGCCACCACCACCACCAATCCCTATGACCGCACTTGGCAGGAGCGGGTGTTCGCATTGTTCGACGCGCAACTCCTCGAGAGCGAGGCGTCGTCATGATGCGACGCGCGAAGATCGAGGGGGTCCTCGCCGCGATGATGGCGTCGCCGCCGGTCCCGTCTCGGGCGCGTAGCCTTGGGATCAACGCGCTCCTCCCCGCCGTGCGAGAGGAGGATGTAGAGGTGGAGATCGAGTCGCGGGACATCCTACCGCCGCCTCTGCCGCCACCGCCGATTCCCTGTGCGTGCGGGCATAGACGTTGCCGTTCCACGGCATGTCACCGCGCCGCCGATAACGCCCGCCGCTTTGGGTTTCTCCGCCGCTGAACTGCGAGCGGTCCATCGATCTGGAGGTCGCGAAAAATGCGCATCATCACTTGTACTGAGTCTGTGCTGAGGGGCTGGCTCAAACAGCATCAGGACCTGTGGCCGAAGATCGCCGTTGAGTACGAGGGAGACGGGCTCTTTGGGCTGCGTAAATTCGTAGATGGAAATGACCTGCGGAGCGACGAAAGCCTCGCGCTATTACTTGAGGCGATCTTCTCATCCGTGGGGCACCCCTATAGGAGGACACCTTGATCCGGACGAGTCGTGCACGAGACAAAATCGGCGAGGCCATTGAGGCTACGCTCAAGGCAGCAAGGCTCGCGACTGCCGCGGGCCTGCAATCCACGCTCAATCTGCACAATCTCCCGCCGGATGTCGTTGCTCGCGAGGCCGTCCACAGAGCGCTCTACCGTGAGCAGAGCGAGGAGGGATGGTATCTGGTAGGGCGCCTGGGCGATGGGTTGGTCACCATCTTCTCGTCGACGATAGAAAGGGACTGTGACTTCGCGCACATCCCTACTGCCGAGGAGCACACATCCGCGCTCGCCGCGCGCCTGCATGGTGAAGTGGAGAAGTAATGGGACGACCGCGAACGAGGGGAGAATGCGCCGACATGCCGCGACCATGCCCCCATACCAGGTGCCGCTATCACCTCCTTCCCGAGGCAGCGCTGGGGCACAGGACCCCGGAGACCTGCACCCTTGATCTGGCCGACCGCGGCGAGCACACGCTAGAGGATGTGGGCCTGGTCCTCGGCGTGTCCCGGGAGCGCGTTCGGCAGATCGAGTACACAGCACTCCGAAAGATCCTGCGCAAGGCCGGTGCTAGAACGGCAGCGGCGGCCTTGGCCACCCACACTGAGATGACCTCGGGTGAGATCGAGGAGGTGGTGGTCCATGCCCAAAGACAGGACAAAGAGATCCGGACCGCGCGGAACCATGATCGTAACGTCCGTCGTTACCCGGCGCGAGGTGCACGATGAGCGAGAGCAATTTGATGCGGCTGCAATGACCTCCGCCAGCGCGTGCCCCCGCAAAAAATAATATTGACAAACTATGCGGCCGCCCCTATCTTGAGTACATGGACGCAGGACACAAGGAGACGACGATGGACGACTTGGCGAAATGCACCTGGGAAGAGCTCCGCAAAATGAACCACGACGCTCGGATGGCCCTAAACTGGGACCGAGAGGAAGCCATCCATCAGGAACTGCTGAAGCGGCACCGGGCGGCGGACAAAGGATAGAAGCACCAAAAGGGGGGGGGGGGCTGGGTGCCCCTTCGGCTGGGTGCCCCTTCGCCCCCCCCCATTTGCAGGAGGAAACACCATGGTAACCGGCAAGCACTACTGCAACACCGACCACCCACAACGCCCCTGCTGCTGGGCCGCGCGCAAAACGGAGCTAACGCTGGCGCAGGCGGACGACGACGCGCGCAAGGCAACGTACGGCGCAAGTAGCTGCGCCGCCTGCGGCAGGATTTACTCCGTGCGGGATGGAGTGGTCGAAGATCATGCGGCTGTCTGTCAGCCTCTCACCAACGATCAGCGCTGGGGATAATCATGCCGATGCAACCAACCTGCGAATATTGCCGTCGCTGCGGCCGACGACTCGATTTTACCGTCGCCGATGGCCACGATCGCTGTCCCGACGCCTACGGCGTTAGAACGCCAGGCGCTGGTGATCATAAGATTCTGCCGTGGGCGCTGTATGCTGCACCGTTGGGTCGTTGGCGAGCAACCGACGGAGATGGGCAGCTATGGGATTTTCCGGCAGAGGCGGGTGGATGGAGCCGTCGTATCAAGCTGCAAGGCCGGTATGGTCTGCGCCTCGTGGCGGCTGTCAATGCCGCCTGGACCGGGTGGCCAGGGTGTCACATCGAAGCCATCGAAGGGACCGATGTCGGTCCTGCGTGACACTGCGGTCGAACCGACGCCAGACGAGGCCGCCGCGCTAGTGCGGTACCTCGGGCATCTACACGCAATCGGAGTTGGGCGTGGGCGGGCCCTTGAGGCTCTCCGCGATCTCGGAGCCGCCGACCTTCTATCCCCACGCGGCGCGGCTCTTGTCACACAGGAGGACATCGCGGCAACCCTTGGGCTGGTGCGCGTCCGGGGGGCTCCGCAAAAGGCTAATCGCCAGGATGTGGAGCGCGCCATCGCAGAGCACGGGACTCGGTCTAAGGCCGCGGCAGCGCTAAGAATTTCCCTCCGCACGATCGAAAGTCGCCTCGCCCGCACAAGGAGACGACGATGAGTACCATGAAACGGCTGGAGCAGCTGGAAAGCGCGCACCGGGAGGCAGGCAGGCTATCGGAGGATCTCGAGAACTTGACGGCGCTCATCGCCGACCACCGAGGAGCACTCGACCGGTTCACCGCGATGATGCCCGAACAGGCGCAGGCTGCTCTCTTTGAGGCGCTGCGAGCGAGCAGGAAGGCTGTCCGTCTGGTGACAACACAGCTCGAGGTGGAGTTCTCGGACGATTAGCACATCGCATGGGGGTCAGGAGGGCGCGGAAGACGCGCCCTCCTACGATCGGTCGAGCACGGTACCGATCGGGCGCGCCTCGTACTCTACCCAATGCTCGGCCGTAGACCCCACATCGACGTAGCCGCCAGCGTGGCAGAAAATGGCGAGCCAGTACTTGCCGGCGGGGAGCCACTGTGCGTCTACCTGGATGTCGACCGTCACGGTCCCGGTCGCTGGCAGCGGAGCGAACTGAGGGACCCCCAATACGACGGCCGACGCGACATCCTCCTCTGGTAGCGGCAGCTCGCTCGGAGCGTCACCCTGTCCCAGGACGAGATGGAACGCCCCGGGAGCCCGCACTCCACTCTGGTTACTCGTGGTCAGCCTCGAAGAGAGCTGAAAATAACCCGCCTCGAGCTGGCTGACCTCGAACGCAAAGGGCGGATATCCCTGACCGTTGAGTGCTTCTACTGCTTGGAAACGTGCTATCATGTGTCCTCCTATCTAATAATCCCATCCCATACGGTGCCATCCCATATCATATCGATGAGGGAATAGGAATTGGCGGTATTGTCCAGTGATTGCAAGATGTCACCGAAACCAAGTTCATTATAAATCGCCGACTGTATATAAGAAGGTCTGAAATTGCTGGGAGTTGAGAGAATTGTCCTGCCACCTGTCGCATCCTGTCGCAGCCGAATCACAAAGCGCTGCCCTGGATGAGTGCCGTCCATGATTGCCCACCCATCCAGATTGGCCGTCATCGTTACGGCGGCCACCATTCCGAGTGCAGGGTCGAACGTCATGGACGATGAGAACGATGGGGATTGTACGGCCAGTCGTGGTCCCTGGACCCATGCTGTGCCATTGTGGGCGAGTGTGTCACCTGCCACAGGAGAGATCCCAGAGAGGACTGGCGCGATCCCACCCACCAGCAACTCGCCGGCGACATTGAGGTCGTTTGCCACGTTGACAGGGCCGGTGGCGTGGCACAATTCGACGGACGACGTTCGGGTCGGATCCGTGCCAACCAGGACAGGTGCCCTGACGCCAAGGGCCGTTGGCATCCCAGCGTCAAGATACGCCGGACCAGCATCACCTCCAGGTCCGCCATTGGCCTGACCCGCGCCGCCGCCATAGAAACGACCTGACCCACCATTACCGGCCGACTGCATGGCGGTGCCATCGCCACCACGAGCCCCCTCGGCAACAAGATCGCCGCCTGTTCCTCCAGGCGTAAAGCCATCGGACGCACCGCCGCGACTGGCGGAAATGGCCAAATTCTCTCCCTGTAGCCCAACGCCCGAAGCCTGTCCGATCCGGATCGATCGCGTCCCCAGGCCAGGGACGAATTCCGCATCACGATCCGCGAGCAACGGAGGCTGCCACTCTATTATCGGCGAGCCATCACCGAATGCTCGGTATACCGGCACAGTCTCATTCGCGCTCGGGACATCTATCGGTATCCCTTGCAGAGTTGTCGTGTCGGATAGATCGACGTCTGATCCATTCTCCTGACGTAAAAGCACCAACCCATCTGATTCGCGCAGCCATAGGCCACGCCGGCCAACAATAAACGGGGCGGTCGCAGTCGGTACGAGTTCGATGCCTTCAATTCGAAGATTGCCAGCCATGATAGGTACTCCAATAAAATGGATCAGAACCGTAGCTGCCGATGATCCGTGATGTCCTCAGGTGGCGTATCGCGATGGACGCGCACGCCCTCCGGGAGCGGGGATGGCACGCCAAGGTTGCCACGAACTGGGTGCGCTGCCGCCGACCGAATCGGGCGGTAGCTGTCCACTGGACCCACAAGGAGCGCTCCTGCGGGTACCACCAGCCTGGCTGCTGTCGGCGTAGGCGGTTGGGGTGTGGTCTCCACGGGCGGCGGTAGCAGTAGAGGAGGCGGCACCGGAGGCGTTTGTGCCGCGGCTACTGACGGGCGTGGGTCTTGTACCCTCTGCCGATCGATGCGTCGCTTGGCCACAGCCGCCACGCCCACCGACGGCAACGGCCGGTAGCCATGCCCCGGGCCAATGTGCCCCTCAAGCAGCCGCTCCACGATCTCGCTCATGGACTCGCTCCGCTCCTCGCACCACGCGCGCAGGCGGTCGTAGGTATCGCCCCGGATCGAGATGCTTCGCCTCGTCTGGATCTTACCCATCAGGAGCCGGAGGAGAATGGGTCCGCTTTATCGAGCGCCTCCATCAGGCTCGCAGCGTCGACCCACACGGCATCTAACCCATCCATCACGAGCGCCCGGTTCGTGGCGGGGAAGAACACTGCCTCGCCACCACCGTCGCGCTTGCCGTACTGGCATGGTACCGTGTGCGTCTCCGACGACCACGCTTCTGGACCACCCGCTGAAATTGGGATAGCGGCGCGTCGCAGAGAAAGGCTGGCCTCAAACTCTTGAGCCAATGCTGGGTGCATCTTGCTGTACGTCATGCTCACGCTTGTAACACGGTTACAACTCACCCGTCAGGAGTTCCTGCGCCGACACGTGAACACCAACGATACGAGCCAGCGCAGAGTACACTGTGACGCGATGCCCTTCCGGAGGGGCAGACGCAGCCCATGCCAGCACTCGCCACGCCCCGGTCAGGCGCACGGATGGGATGAACAGGAACTCCGTGCGATCGCCGTCTGCGGCAGCGAAGGAATGGACCGGGAGCGTCTGCACGCTCAGCGACGCCAGGTTGCCATGCCGTGCTGTGGCGACAGTCCCGTAGGTCGTGCCGTCATCGGACAGCGCTTGCACGGCGACATGGATGTCAGGAGGGAGCAGGCCACCCGCAAACGCCATGACCACAGATAGATAAGACATGGTAGCCGGCTGGGGGGAGAGGAAGAACGACGCTCCAGCCTGGGGCGTCGTTGTGAGGGCGTTCTGCGCTCCGGTACCAAGGTCGAGCAAAGCTGTCATTGGAAATCTCTCCACGCGAGTGATGCGTAGAACGTCTCAGCCGCCCCTTCAAGCCTTTGCACGGCGAGGACAAGGACGTCGCGGACCCCAGCAATGGTCGCCCCGAGCGCGAACGCTGTCGGGGTAAACGCGCTCAGAGAGCCCTCGTCTCTTTGCTGCGCAAGACCGCCGTCGAGGCTCGGCGTTCCAGAGGGCATGGTCACCGTCGTTGTGTTGGTGCGTGCATCATCTATCTCGACGGAGGTTAGGGTGTATGGCGTAAACGATAGGGCCGTTCCAATTATGGTTGGATTGACGAGGAGAGCCCACCGAAAGACGGCATTGGTGGAACACACGAGGGTGATTTTAGCCGGCCTCACCGTAGAGCCCAGGTGCGTCGACCTGAGACGCATCGCGATCAACGGGTAGAAGCTTGTGTCATTGTTCGTCGTCAGCGCTGTCGTGCGCTCAACGGAAAACCCATACCCGATGTCGTCTACCCCATCTTCGGTGAACACGGCCGAGCAGATCTGGATGAGGGAAGCGGCGGGGCCCGCTCCGCTGTTCTCAATCATGTCCCTGAGCGGGAGGTGTGGGGTGCTAGCCCATGGGACGGTGAGGATGTTCTCTGACTCGATGGAGTGGACGTAGTAGATGCGAGACCCGAGCTTGAACCCGAACCTCACTTGCCCAAGGGAAAGCCATTGGTAGTCGATGACGAACAGCTGGGCCTTGGTCCAGTCAAGGAGGATGGCAGAGGGATTCTGCGGGGACGCGCTCCCGTCCATTGTGTCGAGCTTCCAGTCTCCTTGGAGCACGGCTGTGTCTACGGGAACGCCAGACGTGGAGGACCGTATCACGACGTAGACGCCCACCTGTGGGTACGCCGCACTCGTCACCCCGCGCGACGCGAAGAACACCCCGTTCGCGTCGTCGTGCTGGCCCTTCTCCCTGTTCACCCCAGCGATGGGATCGCCGAGGACCCCCGTCATCTGGATGAGCTGACCCTTGCCGGCTTGGTATGTGAATCGGCGCAACGTCTGGCGCACGCGCCGTCCCGCCGTGAGGTTTGACACCGACATCGTCACCGACGCGGTGAACGTCGAGTGCGTCGATGACGTCCCGCCACCGGAGACCTGCTGGTCGTCCCATAGGATCGGTGCCGCGTCCGTAATGTTCTTCCCGTCGAAGACAGCCCTACGCCCACCAACCCTGATGGCCCCAGCAGCGTCGACCTGCGGGCCCTCCAACATAGACACCGGGATGGCGCGGCCAGAGCCCATCGTCGGTTGTGGCTCGGGAAACTTGCCGTTAATCTCGGAGACCTGGCCGAACACTCCAAGCTGGGTAATCTCAGCCGCGGCCCCCGTCTCCGGCAGCCGGTCGCGCACCTCCTCAAGGAGTAGCGTTGTGCCAGCGTACTGCGCAGCGGACTGGTTGGCCTGCGCCGTCGCAATCGACTGCTGTGCGGCTGCCGTAGTAGCATCTACTGTGCGAAGATCCGGTGCGTCGGGATGCTGCTCGGCGAAAATCCGGCTTGGATTGTCCATGCGTAACCTCACTGATCCGTGGCGTTGGCGTTGACCGGATTATTCGGGCGCATCGCCCTCGGGCTGCAAAGCGGGATTCGCGCCTTTGAGACGCTGAAGTTCCTGGCAGGTCGGACTCAGTCCATTGCTGGGATCTGCACAGTAGGTGTTGGTGATCCTATCGGGATCGACCTGCACATCCCACCATGTCGGCGTGGGCGGCGTCCTTTTTCTGGCCCCATCTCCATCCGTGCCGCCATCATGCTTCGCGATGGCAGGACGCCTCACGTTGCGCTCAATGGAAGCGAGCACCGGGCCGTGCTCCAGCTTGCAACACAGCCAGGCCGATAAGCCGACCATTAGGCCGACGGCGACACCAATGATTGCGGCGATGCGCGCCCTGCGGCGCCCGCGGAAGTCCACGCGGATGATCTCTTGGGTCACTTGCGCCTCGTAGTGGCAGTGGTCGAGGACGTTGGGCCCGGCCGCATGATGGTGTGCTCCGGCGGTGCCGGCACATGCACCCCTTGACGCTGGGCCAATTCAAAGAGCGTGGCCTGGTTCCAGGCGCTGATCTTTTGGCTCTGATCGACTACGACCTTGATCTCTGCCTGACCAATTTCCAGGTTCCGCAGTCGGCGCTCGGCCCCCTCTGGATCGGTGCGCGTCTCATGCGCCTGCACGGCGGCGACAACCGCGGCCGCAAGGTCTTCCTTGCGGACGAGACTGTGCAGGACCGCCCCAGCACCAGCCCCAAAGATCAGGAGCGCGACCCCTGCGCTCACAATGACACGCAGGTCCGCCAGTCGCCGTGCCGGTCGGTGCTCTGGATCTGACGAGATGGTTGCCATCGGTCGGCTACGTGGTCCCATCGGAGCCTCCTGCTGTCGGCACAGACGCGAGCAGTTCACCTAGCACTTGCATGGCGCCCTCGATCCGCAGGACGGTCGCCTGAATCGTCACCCTCCTGGCTTCCAGGTCCTGGAGGAGGTGCTGTCCCTTCTCACGCTCAATGGTCAGCGCTGCGATTCGGTCTTGGACCAGTTGTCGATTCATGCGTTACTCCTCCGTGGTCTCGCCGACTACGCGGCAGACAATGCGGTCGCCGGACACTGGGGCAATGGCCGCCGATGCACCGACCCGCAACTGGCCAACCAGCTGGAAGTCCACCGGGTACAAGAAGACATCCGCTCCCTGCGCAGCGGTCAGGGTGTGCTCATAGACAGCGGGCGTCGCACCGTCAGACCGGCTCGAAAGGAGCGGCGCCCAATCGAAGATCCCGGGATTGCGTCCATCGATGACCCGACCTTCGATCACCATGTCGACGTCGCCGATTCCGCCGCCGGCCCGGTCGATATGCACTGCGACAGCGCCCCTGTGCTGCGCCTCGAGCGAGAATGGCTCGGAATAGACGGGGATCGCCCCGATGGTGCCGGCGCTCCCTGTCTCCCCCTCAGCGTCGAAGTAGATCCCGCTACCATCGTGCGTGAGATACAGCTTGATCCCGAAGTCCCTCATGGCAGGTTTCCTTTCGGTGCGCAGAGCGCTCCATTGCTCTGTTATCCTGTGCCCCAAGGGAGGTGCTGATGAGGCTAGGATATTACCTGATGGCTAGTGCACTTGTCGTGGCCGCGTGCATCGGCGCGGCCGGAACGGATCCGGAGGCCCGCGAAATGCTGGCGCAACTGCAGGGCGAGCTCGCCACGCTTACCGCGCGCGTGACTGCCCTTGAAGCTCGCCATCAAGAGCCTCACCTAGTCGTGCTGTCCACCGGGAGGGATCTCGGGCGCGTCATCACCAACAACATCGTGCTCGACCCCGCCATCCCTGGCCCAGTCCTGGTCACCGCGCGCGCTGGGGTGGCCTATGAGCAAGCCGGCTGCAACGGAGCGGCATACCTAATCGGGTGGGATACGTTCTTTGGCGATCTGGCCATCCCCGGCCCTGATGATACGCTCCTTCAGATCACTGGACCGGCGCAGCGCATGGTGATCGCCTCATACCGCGATGTGCTGCCCGACGGATCAATCGATTGCGTTGACTTATCCGGCAGCGCCGCGATGGCCAGTCCCTTCCGTGATCTTGGGATCGCATGGCGTCCAATTGCGCCGTCGGCACTCACGGTGCGCTTGCAGTAGCTTTGCTCAATGGGTCATGGCGGCAGGACTTTCATCCCATGTTCGACGAGGATCTTGACAAGCAAATCTCTCGCCGCCAGCAATCCTAGCTGCTTTCCTTCACTCGTCGTCGCCACAAGCATGGCGATCTGAAATTCCAGCACGATCGCGTCCCTCTGTGGAGAGGTTTGCCCCAACAGGAAGGTGCATATCTCGCCCTGGTCATCTTCGAGTAAGCGCGAGAAAAGACTTCGCGCCTCCTCTTCGATCGGCCGAGCAAGTGAACGCTCCGCAGCTCGCAAGATGGCAGTCGTGAGTTTTTTCTTGTCCCCCAGGATGAGATCTTTCCAGACCGTGTCGCGATCGAGCCACTCCTTCACGGCACGTGCCCTGGCCGCCTCCAGTTCTTGAGGAGTTTTGCCATCTACGACTCCAAGCACCGGAGCCAGCGAGTCCATCGCGTGCACGTCACGATCCCACACCTGTTTCAGCGCCGCGATCAACGATGCTCGACTAGCGCTCAATGAGGCTGACGTTGGCAATCGTCCAGCCAAAGATGATGGGCAAGTCATGGCACCGATGGCAATGGTCATCATTGCCAATTTCATTATGCTAATCATTTGCGCAGACCTTCCTCCGCCTCGAGGCAACGAAGATACGTCTCGAGCTTGTCACGCCTGGCACCGGCCGCAGCATGCCTACACCTGCACTCCTCCGGAGACTCTCCCTTCCGGCATGGTGTCGTTGGAGCCGTTCCTCCATCGCCGTTCACCGCAGCCACGGCTGTTGCGCAGAGCGCCACCAGGGAACGGAGCAGCTCGCCACCCACGATGAGCACACGTCGCGTCCCCGCTCTCAGTGCTCACGCACCGGAATGGTCAGCTCATCCCAGAGAGGGATCGGCTTCCCATCGTAGGTGACGCCACCAGCGTCCTTGGAATAGGCATCAAAGTTCGCCTTGGCGAGGACCTCGACAAGGTGATCAGCGTTAGGTGCTCTCATGGTGGACCTTTCTGTGCCCGGTTCGACGGTGCGTCGCCCCAAAAAACAACGCCCCGGGCAGATGGCAAGTCCCATCCCGGGGCGTTGAGGACGACGTGCCGAGGTCAGGGCGTCACGTCATGTGTGCGGTATCTTGCCAGATCCGTGATCGGACTGTCAACTAACTTGGGGCAAGCTCACGTATTGGTACCATTCCTTACACATGTCGCCCGAAAATTGCACTTGCGTCCAAAACGACGCAGAAGTAGAACCTGCACCTGTCACATAGCGACGCCTCGGAGAGTTGGCACTCCTCGAGGCGTCGGCCGGGCAACCCGGCATGTGGGCCGGCCGTTGGAGCGGCAGACCACCAGGCAATATCCTACCGCTCCTCCGCTTCACCCACAAGCCCAAACGTAGCTGCACGAGGACAAGGTATGAGAAACTCTATTCTGCTGTTAGTGATCAGCTTGTTACATTGCGGCTGCTCGTCCAATGTAACGTCGTGTGGGTTTGTTGGTGAAGCATGCTGCTCCGACTCGGAACTTCCAGGATCGGCAAATGGAGGCTGCCGTTACGAGCAGCTGGGATGGACGGAATGCCATGCTGGGAAATGTGAATTTTGCGGTCAACCTGATGAGCCATGCTGCACTACTGTCGATGTGAGCAATCCAGCCTATTGGTATGGGGCAACAAATGGATGCGTACCAAGCCAGTGTACCAATTGCTCTGCACAGCAATGCGCAGATGGGCCGGCGTGCGATCGGATGGATATGACGTTAGTGTTGTGCCGTGATCACAGGTGTCTAAGATAGCGCAACGCCATCATTGGCCGTTACTTGCCATCGCTGGCTACCGCCTGATCGGTTGGCCTCTAGTTTAATGACATCCTGATTTGAGAAGGTCATTACCGTATTCCCAGCTTGGTTGATAGCAGCACTTGCTGTTATCGCAACATTGCCACCGCCTGTCGCTGCCAACGAAATGAGAAGAGTCTGACCTTGGAAGGTGGGGCTCGCCAGCGTCCTGGTTTCTGGGGACGCTCCGGAGGTCATGTTGACCACGCCCGATGTCGTCACCGGGATCGCGCCGGCGTTGCCTGGGTCAGCAATTTCAAAGGCCGTGGCAGCCGCGGTAATGGCGCCATTGAAGGTCGTGAGGCCGGTAATGGTCAGGCCGCTCTGCGCGGTGATGAGCGCCGACGCGCTGAACGTGCCAGTGATTGAAGTGGCGCCACCAATCGACGCCCCGCCCGCGACGATCGCCAGCCCATTATTCCCCGATATGGGCCCTGTGCAGGTGAGGGATCCTGCCACGGCCGCTGGCTGATAGACGGCTCCTGTGCCATCGATGACCAACGACCACACACTGGCCTCGCCGTTGAAGAGTTTCTGCAGGGCGTCGGTGCCGACACCACGAACTGTTCCGGGCATGGTGATCCTTTCGCGCCCGCCGCACGCAACGCGACGGTCCTAGTTGCGAATTATGCATGTGCGACGGGACGCGCTACCGCGGGCGCTGCGCGTCGATATCCGCTGCATGCGCCTCGTAGAAGGTCGCAGCCATCAGTGGCCGACCAGCGTCCATTAGGGCCTTCCAGCGCTGATACAGCGTCGGCATTGGCATCAACTGACTCAGCGGCTTCCAATGTCCTTTTGGCTCCCAAGGTTCCTTCGGGGGAACAGCTTTGGAAGCTGGCTTCAGGCCATATGCCGGCGACCCAGGAGGTAGCATGGACAGGCTGGGGCAACGGCTCCTATCCCTCCCCCACGCGCAGTATTCGCACGTCTGCCATGAGGTCTTGCACGTGCATGCCCCATCGATCTCCACCTCGCGAGGATCGGACGTGGCCAGCGGCGGCACCCGCCCCATGATGGCGACTGCGATTTCCTTGGACTGTGCCGGGCGGCGAAGCGTGCGCAAGGCCTTCACTTCGATCTGGCGCACCCTCTGCGCGCAGACATCCAAGGCGGATGCCACCTCCTCGCACGTTTGTGGGGCAAAGCCGTCGAGGCCGAACCTCCGCCGTAACACCTCACGTTCTCGTGGTCGCAGTTTCCCTATCGCGAGCCGCAATCGCTCCTCTGCCTGCGCCTGTTCGATCGCCAGCTCAGGCAGAGCCGCCGCGGCCAGCCGGTCACCATGGAGTGCCTCGGCCAGCTCGTTTGGCTCCAGACGCAGCCTGGCCACATTGTGCTCGACTTCGCGCACTGCGTCTGGAAACAGCTCCTCCACTTCGACGCAATGGAAGTTGGCAATCTCTCGCGCGGTGCTCCTCCACTCGCCTGTCGACGTGAGTGGAGACACGCGCAGTCCTTCCAGGTCGCCGTACATTCCCAGTGGCACACCTATGGCCTCCGCCATCTGCGCCTGCGTGTACCCTAGTTCCTCCCGACGCTGCTTGAGTTGGTTGTTGTAGACCAGAATGACAACCTCGAACGTCTTCATGAGGCCATCTTATCAAAGTCATCACACCTAGATCTGGTGCAGTTGGTTGGTCGCCCAGAGGACGAGGTGATAGGTGTCGCCATTTGTCGTGTCGAACGGGCCGCCTGCGATGGCGGCCTCTAACACTCCAGCGGCACTAGAACGGATATCGATCAGGACATTTACGCCACCACCGCCAGCACCAATGAAGAGGGCGCTGATGGCCGGATCCACCGACCCGGCACCAGTCAGCCCCGGGGGCAGCTGCTGGGTCGCACTCGTCCCCTGCAGAGTCGTTGCGGCGACGAATGGAAAATTGGGCGGCGCTCCCGTGTCGCGACCTCGAGCCAGCACGCCCCAAATCAGCCGCCGGCGCCAGTTGATCGAGTTGTCCAAGGTGAAGCTGGTCGTCGTGGAGCGGTGGCGGAAGCCGGCGAATAGTTGGACGTCGGCCCCATTGCGCGCCGTGAATCTCGACAGCCCGAGCGTGGAGAGCGCGACCGACTCATTGAGCGCGGCTGTGAATATGCTGGCTGCCTTCAATCCCTCTGATCTCGGCCTTGGGATCTGTCCATTCGGCCACTCTTGCGCGACGTATGTGGTCACGCCTGCCCCAGCGTCCGCCCCAATGGGGCCGCCACTTGCGTAGCCGTTGGCGACGTAGATCTGTGCGAGCTGGATCACCCATGCGGTGCCCGAGTCGGTGGGCAGGACGGGGGCCACTGGGGATCCTGCTGGCGTGCCAGCCAAGATCGCCAGCGTCGCCGTCGGCTCATTATAGATATTGGTGGCGTTCGTAGTAACGGCCGAGGCCGATGTGCTCTTGAAACGACGTTGCTGCACCGCAGCTCCTGGCACCGCACGGTTGATCGTCACGTAGAGCCGATCAATGCGCGGGTTCCCCGAGGCATTGGCACCTACCAGGGCAGACAGCATGGTCGTGGCCGTAGTAACTCCCAGGTCCACGGATTGCCCCAGGCCATCCTGCACCGCGGCTACGAGGTGACAGCGACGCACGTTTAGCCGGCCCTGATCTCCACCCGTGGCCGGGTAAACGAGCAAGCGCGGGTTGACGGTGGTGCTCTCCTCCTCGAGGGGAACCACTCCCTTGGAAGCAGCTCCTGGCGTGGCCAGAACGGAGTAGAGACGATCATCGCCGGCTGCAGCCACGGTGGCCACACGCTGCACGTCGTCCGCAACGGCCCCTTGGCCGCCGGTAAAAAGGCCGGTCACTCCCGACATTGGCGTCTCCCTAGACCGCGCTGCTCAACAGCGGGTCGATTACGAGCTCCCAGCGGACGCCGGCCAACCGCCGGGATTCGACCGCGGAGATGATGCGCCCAGTGAGCGGATCGACTGGGCGCTGGTAGAAGTTGAACTCATCGAGCGCGGACGTGAAGAACGTGAACTCGTCAAACGCCGCTGTGAGGAACACACCGTCTGCATCAGGGTCCGTGTCGACTGGCAGGATGACCCGGAAGAAAGCCCCGAAGATGCCGTTGCTCGGAGCGGCCTCGTAGTAGATTCCCCGCACGATCCAGGGGTCAGGAGCGACGGTATCCCAACCGAGGTAGATCTGGGTCAGGTCCTGCCAGAAGCAGGACCAATCCCCGATCTGGTCTCCACTGCCGTCGGTGTAACCGAGGAAGAATCCATCGTTCGCCGGCTCTTGGTAGAACGGTCGCAGCGGCGCGATCTCGGGGATGGCCAGGCCGTCCACGGCCGCGATGATCGCTGCTGGCGTGATGCGGTCCAGGCCCGCCAGCAGCCGCTCGCGATACGCCGGCTCTGACTCTCCGGGCGCACGCTGGATGTGTAGCTCAGCTCCGTGCTCGGACAGCCACGGACCGGCTGCGTGTCGAGCCGTCCTCTGCGAGTTCAGCCGGCGCGAGAACTGCGCCCATGCAAGTCGTGCCATCTCGGCGTAGGCCAATGCCATCGCGTCGCGTACTTGTGCGTCCCCAGCGCGCGCCCACTCCGGCAGGTAGCGCAGAAGATCCGCGAGCGCAAATGGCACCGGCGGATCAGTGGCATCGGCTACCAGCGTCGACTGATTTAATGCCGGCAAGGTGATGCTGTTGTCACTGGGAAGCTTCATGCGCGCGTGAGTAGCATCGGCTCGTGGAAAGCCATTGGGGGTACCCCTGGCCGAAGTGCGTTGATCGCCTCCAGTGCATGTTCTGCAGTGTCGTACTTACCGACGGTAACATCTGCTTCGATAGCCCAATATCCTGTCAGGTAGACCAGGAGAGTTGGGCCGTAGATCGTTGGCACATGCCAGCCCTTGCAGCGATATGTATCTGTCTTCTCACCGTTCCATAGATCGGACACGAGCGGTCCGGCCCAGGGGTACGGCAGGGCCGTGGGATTAAGATCTATGTTTCCAGAACACACACGAGACGAGAAATGTGCGTCGTTTTGGTCCATTGGGATCGGCGTCGCGAAGGTCAGCATCATCCCTCAGCCCGAGCCAACAGCATCGCGTATGCCTGGGCGTTGACCCAACCCACAAGCGGCTCACCACCAACGCGCAACCGCAATCGGCCGGTGCCCGTGTCGAAGGTTAGTTCCCCACTTCCCCCCGCCGCCAGCCCGGTGATCGTTGGTGGGATGCCTGGACCTGCGGTGATAATTTTCCCGAGCGCACCGGCGCTTACCGGCTCGGCCAGGATGCCGACCCAAGGCGTAATGTCTGGATCGTATGTGACCCCTGTCACCTTTCGCACCGTGTAATCCACCTCTACCCCGGCGAGCTGATAGATCACAACATCTCCCGCCGTTGCCCCATCCGAGACCTTAGCCCGGATCGTTCGGTATGGGAGCCAGTGCGCCTCAAGTAGTTGCCGTGATGCCTCATGGAGCACTCCGTGCACGAAATCCCATGCTGGGCCGCCGAAATCGTTGGCTGCCTGCCCGCCATAGATCGCGTCGAGCTGCCCGATCCGCAGCAGGGTGTCTGGATAGGCCATCTCGTCTCCTAGGAGGTCTGTGGAGCGGCGAACTGGATCACGACGTTCGCTTCGTCTGTCGTGTAGCGGGTCAGCATGGTGACCGCGCCATAGCTGGCGTTGTCCTGACGCACCACATCCGCCATTGGGGCAGTGAAGGCGATGACCTGAACCCCCTCGATCACGCGCCCTATCGCCAGCCGCATACCATCGCGGGTGTACTCGTCGGGGCGCGCTCGGGTAAGGGCGAAGTAGTTGAGCAACGCCTCCAGGACAGCAGCACGGTCAGCGTCAAGATCATATTGGTCCAGTTGCTGGTCTCGATAGATCGTCACGTCCACGGCGACGTCCTGCACGTCGAAGGCGCGCACCGCCACCGGGACGCCAAAACCCCGGAACGTGGGCAGGCGGGCCAGGATATCGGTCTCCATCGCCGCTGGGAGATTGAGATTTTCGTCACCGACGAACGCAACCACGGTGCCGTCCCCGGGCTCGATCAGTACTACCTCGGCCACGCCGGATGTCTCTCGGATGCCGAAGTCGATCCCGTCCTCGGTGCCAGGCCGTTGCGCTGCATCGCGCGGGCTGGCGCGCAGCCGCGCCTTTAGCGCCTCGTCCGTCTCCTCGTCCATCCCGCCGCCTACCGGATCAGGATTTGGCTCTCCCTCCAGCACTGGATCTCCACCGGTGGGCTGGTAGATGACCCATGTCGGATCGGGGAGGCGATCAACGATCTGCGTGATGAGTTCGCGCCGCACGTTGCCTGACGACCCGTCGACGGTGCACCGGATCGGCACCGCAACCGCCAGAATGCCGATCGCCGCCGGCACCTCGCCCGCGGCCTCAAAGAGCACCGCAGGCTGACCATCGGACGGAGGCACGCCGAAGCGATTACCCAAGGGGATGCTGGTGGCCGCGAGCGCGGAGGGCCGCTGCAGGTAGAGTGTTCCGCGGGCCGGCGCCGCCGTGCGTGGCTGGGTTTGCCACACGTCCAGTGCCAGCTCACGCAGATCACTCCCAGATGAGCCGGAGAGCGTGCGTGCCGCGACGCGATCCGCGTGATGGGCGAGCAGCGGCGTGAGCATGCCCGCGCCCATCGAGATGAGCGTGGTCAGATCCGACCCGGGCTGCAGGTCGACGATCCCCCGGCCGTCTGGGTCGAGCTCTGTGCGCAGAACCTGCTGGCCTGCCGCGATCAGATCGTCTGGGGTGAGGAAGTCAGCCATCGCTACACCGTGAAAGTCCCAAGATCCAGCGGCTCGCCGACTGCCCTCGTTCGCACTCGCGCATCCACATCAAACACCCCATCTCCAGCTTCCGACGCTGTCACCGTCACAGTCACGCCCCCCCGCTCGACCCTCTCGTCTCTGACCCATTGCGAACGCAGGCGCGCGGCGAAGGCGTCGATCGTGCCTGGATCCCCTGGGGCATTGACCTGATCGTCGATGCCGGCGCCGTCGTCTGGGCGATGGAACCATTCTCCGCGGCGCGTCCGCGCCGCCGCGACCAGGTCGTAGCGCACGGCCGCGAGCCCTGCGCGCCGTCCAAGCCCCCCCCTGGGCGTGATGCCGTCCGCGATCCATGCCACGTCCACCCCATACGCCTCGGCCTCGGGGTCGTCCTGGCCAATAACCCGCGCCTCCAGTGCCAGGGGAGCGCGGAAGGAGACATCAGCCGCACCGTGGCCAGTGATGGTGACCTGGTAGACGACCGTCTCTACCAGCGCCTCCGTCAGCGCCAGCTCCGCCACGGTTGGCGATCCGGCATCGGACCACACCAAGGCCACTGCAGCCGTCGTGTACCCGCCATCCGCGCGCGACAGGGCGTAGTCGCCCGCCGCGAGTGAAGCGTTGGCGTCCAGGCCCACCGTGATGCGGTAGGGCTGGCCGGATCTGATCGTCAGGATGGACATCAGTTGGGTACCCTGATCACGCGCCCCTCGCGCTCTGTGATCTGCGCCTGGGTGAGCCCGAGGTCTAGAGCGCGCCCGCGCGACCCGTAGACGGAGAGCGCCACGGAGTCGAGAGTGTCACCAGGCTGCACCCGGTACAGCCGCGACGCCTGCGCGATGCGGTCACGCGCTTGGCGCGTCACCTCGCCCATGATATCGCGCGCCCGCCGGCATGACGCGACGGTCGAGGCCTGCGACTCAGCCCAGCCGGATAGCTCAAATGATCCTGTGCCGTAGATGGCCACGTTAGCTGGCAGGCTTTGTGAGAGCGCTGCCAGCGCGCGAGCGAGCTGCCCCGCCGTCTGCGCCGTGGTGGCGACGCGCTGGACCGACTGCAGGCCCCGCTGCCCGCTGGGAGTGGCCTGGGAATCAAGCGTCGCCGCGGCCGTGGCTGTATCGGTCAGCGCCGACTCCAATTGTGTCCACGCGCTCACGAGAGCTGCCCTGGCCTCCACGCGCAAGCGCAGCGCCTCCTGCTCGGCGCGCACCGTTGCCAGTTCTGTGCGCAACTCCTCGACCAGATCGACTCCAGCATCGGCGTATGGAGGCTCGACGAAGACCGCGTCATCGAGCCCATCCACCATGGCGACGAGGAAGGTTAGTTCGTACGCAAACTGCCCCTCGTCCTCGCGCCCGAACTTGGTGCCCTTAAGCAGCCCGGTGAATCCGGTCCTGCGCCACGTCACCCGCACCTGCGAGGCGCGAAGTTTGAGCTGTTCCAGCTGCGCAATGATGCTGTCCGCGTGCCCCGGCTCTCCCCAAAGATGATCGCGGAGGTGGCCTCGCATTACCCGTGGGTGAAACTTATGCGAAAGCACGTGATAGATGGGATCGCCAGAGCCGAGCCCAGTGCCGAGGAGATAGGTCCCCTCGTCCTCAGCCAGCTTCAGCTCGCCGCCCTCTTCCCAGGCGGAGAGCTCGCGCTGCTCGCCATGCGGCAGATCGTCGTCCCGAAGTTCCACGCGCAGCGGGTCCGGGACGTTGATCTCCTCGATCACGAGGGGCGAGAGTTGCTGGACTGGCACGACTGATCTCTACTCAAACCGATAATAAATCGTACGGTATACACTGCGCGATGTTAGAATTCCGTCAACATACGACTCACTACCGCAAGACCACAAATAGTGAGTGCCATCCCATGTCGCGCCCGCCGCCAAGCACTGGAAGGCAGGCGTCACATTTCCTGTGACTGTGCATGATGGATTGTTGGCACACGGATCGCTCGTCGCAGGAAACACCTCCCGATCACACGCCCATGCAGTCAAGCGCGGCAGATTATCAGGAGATGGACCGGGACTAGTAGCCCAGAAAATCGTCGATGCTATTGTGCGTCCGCCAGATTGAATCGTGATCGTGTATTGCATGTCGCATCCGATGCTCAGCGGAGGTGGCGTTGAGCCGTCTGGTATAACCATTATGCCGTCGCTAGCGACGATAGTGTCTCGCAGAGTAAATACGCCATCCGCCGGAATGGCAGCGTCTGTCATTCCGACTGCAAGATCGGGATCATCGGCCACTTCACTCGCCGGACCACATCCAATCATGACAAAAAATAGTATTGAGACTAGGTGCAACATCATTGATCTGCCTCTGTCTTTGTGGAAGCGCTGCTAATGAGTGCTATGGTGGGGCCAGGAAATGGGACTGCGTACATGGCGGCCGATGCTAGGCCCTGCAACCATGCCATGAACGCCTGATTTATGTCGACGGTGTCATTGAGACGCGCCACGCCGCGCCCGCCGCCCTGTAGGAGCACCTTGCGCCCTGTCATCACCGTTTCGATCTCGACGTCCTCATCCCGGGACTCAAGTCGCAGCGTGCCGGCCGGCGGGGAGAGTACCGTGTTGGTCTCGGTCAGCGACTCCGGCACTGCATCAGGAGCGCCGTCGCCGTGGAGCGTGAGCCCAGTTCCCGGACCATCAACGTTGCTGTTCCGGAGCCAGACCGCCTCTTCGCCTGATGGTGGACGGCGCCAGAGAGCATTGAAGGGCGAAAACAGCCGCGCCGTGTCCTGCCGCCCGGACATCACGTCCCGCACACGCGCCCAGATGTCGGAGCGGTTCGCGTCGACATCAAGATGAGCGGCATCGTTCTCCCAGCCGAGGACGACACGCGCCACCTCGCCCAAATCCCGGATGCCGGCCACACGCCGGATCCAGGCCCCTGTCAGGACCGACCGGATGACCGCAGTGAACTCGTCAACTCCTTGGTCAAAGCTGCTCGCCATGTGTCAGGTCTCGAAGACGAAGATGGAGATGAGTTCTGCCTTCACCTCGGGTTGACCCGTGTGCGAGGCGGTTTTGGTGACGGAGCGCACCCGGAAAAACTCGCCGTTGGAGCGGTCGGCCTGCGCCGCGAGCAAGCGAGCCGCATCCTCCGAGACGTGCAGCCGCCGCCGCAGAAACTCGATGCGCCCGCGCTCGTCTGGCAGGCGCCGTAGCTCCGCCTGGATGTCGACGTCGAGCTTGACCACCACGAGATCGCCGAACCGCAGCGCCAGGAACTGCTCGTCCATGAGCGGCGTGGAAATGTCGGCCGTCACTTCATTTAGCGCCCGTTCCGCCCAGAGCCGGCGTGCGTACTCAAGCAGTCTGGCCGGCGAGGAGATGCCGAATGCTGTGATCGTGTCGCGCTCTGGTGGCCGCTGCGCCCGCGGGCGGGTCGTCCGGCGCGGCTTTGGCGCTGGAGGGTTTCCAGTGACGGCGCGCGGCAGCCGCACCGGCGGAAGGCCGCTATCCGGCGGGTAGACCACTTCGATAGAGCGCCGCTGCTCCGGATCGTAGGACACCGCTCGGATCCCCTTGCGGTTCGTCACGAACTTCTGCCGATCGGAGAAGCTCGCCGCGTTGGTCCCAAGGCCGCCCAGGATGAACGTCGCCGCGACCGGAATCGCTTCAGGCTGTCCAGGCTCGCCATAGGCGTCACTGGGTCGCGCTACCACAAGCTCATCGAGCCGCACATCTACGAGCGCCGCAGCCGCATCGCAGACGGTCGCGATGGCCGTCCATGCTGTCGCATCGGTTTTGGGAAGCGGCAGGTATCCGTTCGCCGATCGTCTCCCGGTGGCCGAGGCCAGCTGCTGCGCAAGGATCGGGCTGGTGCTCACGTCTTCGCGGATCGTGAGTTGGTCGGACACACCCGGTACGGCGTCCAGGATGCGCTGCAGGGCCTGCATCACAGTGTCCGAGTACCGAGGCAGCGCCACGAGCGGGACCGGCTTGGCATCGCGCAGGGGGGCCGACAGGTCCCGCAGCGACAGCTTGACTCGTGGGCCACCACCCTCATCGCGCGTGCGCTGATCAATGTTTCCGACGAAGCGCAAATTGCGCCGGGGGTCGCGAGGCTCTACCACCTGCCCATTGGCCGCGCCTGCGTCCCCTAGATAGATGGCCGCGACCAGTCCCTGTAGCTGCCTCCCTCGGAATGGCAGGGAGGACGAGAACAGCGTGACCTCGGCCATGCTGGCGTGCGTGTGGGGTGTCTCGTGGATCGACACGCTCTCACAAAGGACCCGGGCGGTGTACTCCTCGCCGTCCACGACCCCAGCGATCGAGACCTGCGCCCGTGGGTAGATGATTCGCGCCATCTACCGGAGCACACTGCCAAGCGAGGATGGATCTTCGACTGGATGTTCAAGGGCCTGCTGTAGGGCCTTCCGGGTCGCGATTAAGAGCTGCTGTGGGGCCTCCGCTTGATTTACCGTCTGATGCACAGTGATGTTGTTGGTCTGCTTCAGCTCGGCCTTGGCCGCTTTGGGAGTGGCGTTGATCGCAATTGCCGCGATCACCTTCTCGTCGAGGCTCTTGCCGAATTGCGCAGGAGATGGCCCGCCGCCGCGACCTGCCCCACCTACCCCTGTAAGCCCTTCTTCGGTTGCTCCTTGCACAGCATTGCCGATCGTTGTTTCGATCCCTGGGCCGCGCTCGACTCGCAACAGGAGTTTGTCGGCGATAAAATGCACGGCCTTGCCGATCAGCTCGATGATCCAGGCGATTGCCTTACCGAGTTGGCCCCAATACCAAGTCATCGGTTGAATTGCCTGAGCTATCAATGTCAAAATCCACTTTGCTAAGCCGATCACAATTCGTCCAAGATCCCCAAATATTCCACCAAGAGCGGCGAGGATCCTCCCGACGGCCACCATGAGGGGTCGGAGCTGGTTGCCAATAATCACAATGGTCGTCCCAATGGCATCATGGGCGCTGAAGAATTGGTCGATGATTGGCGTGATGGCCGCCTGCAGTCCGGCGAGAGATCCCGGAAGGATTTCCGCCAGCAGCCCGCCCAGCACCCCTGTCACCTGCGAGAACATCTCGTAGGCCGGCATGAGCGCCGCCGAGAACGAGGCCCACAGCTCCGACAGCGATCCGGTCACGCTGGAGAGCGCGCCCGCATCGGTGGCAAGCTGGGCGAATGTTACCCCGAGAAGACCAGCCGCTGGGAAACCCGCCGCCGCTCCTGCCAAACCTATGGCGCCCGCAGTGCCGCCGCCGCCCGCCAATGCCCCCGCAATACCGCCGATCGATAGCTCCTTGAATGAACGGCCAAGCTGGCGCGCTAGTCCAAGCACCAGCCGCAACCCCCCCCCGATCCCTTCCCCGATCGACTTGGCCATCGCAACGATGCCACCCTGGTTCTCCTCGAAGAGTCCAGTCAGCTCCTGTAGCCCGGCCTTGAACTCGTTAAACAGCGGCGTGCCGAACGCCTGCAGGGTCTGCTTGAGGTAGTCCTGCGCCGTCGACGACACCGCCTCCCATGAACTGCCGAACGCATTGACTGCGGGCTCGTACTGATCCAGAGCCTTCGATATGAGTGTCCATTGCTTTGCAGATGAGAGTTGATTGAATTCTTGGGCCGTCTTGCCAATCTGGTCGCGAAGGCGGAGAAATAAGGTATTATGCGCACCTGCCCTTCCTTCTAATAATTCTCTCAATTCACGCGATGCCTGATCGAACGGAACTTGCACTGTCGCTGCGACGGCAGTGAGCTTGGCCGAAACCTTCTCGATCTCGGCGATGCTCTGCCCTGCTCGAATGCCACCGCCCAGACCGCCGCGGAAGATCGTGACAAGATCCTCGAACTCCCCTGGCAATTCGCGCGCATCCTTGCGCATGCGGGCGATGATTTCGTCGGACACGGCCAGCGCATTAGAGAACCCCTCTGCTCCCTTCGTGAGAGGTGCTCCGCTGGCCTGGGCGATCCCTGCGAGCGCGATCCTGGTCTGCTCGGCCTTGGACCCGATCTCCGTGATCGCCGAGACGAGCTTGCCGGCGGCGAACGCAACCGCTGCCGTCGCGGCCAGCTTGATCGCGCCACCCAGGCGATCGAACGACGCGCCCGCACGCTCCGCAAGACTCCCGCTCTGCTGCAGGCCCTCCGTCTCATACTTAGTGCGGACGATGTAGGTGACGTCAGCCACGAGGCCTCATCTCATCGGAACATGGTGAGCAGGGGATTCTGCGCGACGATCTTAGATACTTCGGAGGCCCAGAGAGACACCTTCTCCGGAGGCCAAGTGAGAACGTGGTCGATATCCTGGTGGCCGTAGACCGCAAGCGTGGCGACAGCCTGCGTCAGCGCTTCGGACCCACGACTACGGCCACTCGCGGGGGGTTGGCGGCCTGGCCGGCGCCTCCGGTGGCGTGCACGATGATGAGTGCGCCCAAGGTAGCCACGTCGATGAACTGCTCACCGAAGAGCTTGTCAAAACTGCGCTCTCCGCCGAGAGTCACGAGATCCTTTTCCGTGACGTCCACCCAGCCGCCACCAGCGCCCTTGTTCGCCTCATCGCACAGCGCCTGCACCTTCTCCTCGGCATCAGCGCCATCATGTCCAGGCAGAGGCCCGCGCGTGATGCGACGCAAACACGACATGAGCAGGAGCTTGCCCTTGCCAAGATTGCCGGCGGAAGAGTCGAGAGCTGCGATGAGCTGGTCGGTGTTGGGCTTGGCCCACTGCGCGGCCCTGCCCGACGGTAAAATGGTCGAAAACATGTGCCTCCTTAGATGATCAAGCCCGAGATCGCCGATAGGTCCTCGCACGACAGCTTGAGCGATCCTTTGAGGCGGTCGCTCTGGCCAGGGCTTTCCAGGTCGAACATCGCCACCGAGCGGTCCAGGCCGAGCCCCTGCACCTCACCAATACGCTCGCGGAAGATCAGGCCCACTGCCAGCTCCAACAGCGGCTGGGCCGCGTCCCGCGCGTCGTCGATCCCCTTCAGGAACAGTTGCAGCGCCAGGTCCGGCACGAGCACATCGGCCGTCAGATCATAGCCGTCCACCTTTTTGTCGGTGCGGTGCCGTCGCCGGTTGATGAGCTTGTCACGAAACGTTGTCGCGACCTCCGTTAGCTTCCACGTCAAAACATGCCCATCGACGCTTGGGACCCGCTGCCCGCCGTAGAACAGGACGAGCTTGCTGTCCTCGCCGTTCATTGGAAGACGGTTGTCAGTAGCCATTGCGTGCTCCTACGATAGGGTCAACCCATCGGGGTGGGGGTGTACGGATTTACAGCTTCAAGCACGCCCGGCCAGCAACGATCACAGATCAATGCTTTCCAAACATCCCTTGGTGCGGCCTGACGCATGTCCTCATAGGAAAATCTGCGTCGCGTCCATCGTCCACAGCATGAGCACATGCGCCTCATCTGATACTTGAACGATGTTAAATGCATCGGATCACTGGATGATTTCGACGGTTGGTCCAGCGGCGATGCGCAACCCGATCTGCTCCATCGGAGCGGGGGTCTGCGCGGAGATGTCCACGAAGAACTGACCGAGCGCCGCTGTCGTGGGCGTGTTGCCGCTCGTCGAGATCGAAAACGAGATCGTGCGCCCGCCAGACACCTGTTGGCTCATGAAATTCCGCGTGGCCGTAACGAGGTCGTTCTGCTCGTCGGCGACGTTGGGAGCGTTGACCCAATCCGCAAGGCCCTCCTCAAGAGAGAGAGCGATGAACCGCGAGATCCGAGACGTCACCGTGTAGCGATAGCGCACATCGAGAGACGTGTTGCGGTCATGGATGCCGACGTGACGACCCGACGGCAAACGCAGCGGAAGGGAGATTCCGAGTTGCGTGGACAGGGCCTGGACAAGGCCAGGGTTGTAGCCGGAGGTGTCGATCTCATCGACCGTCGAATAGTAGGTTTCTCCTACCTGCGCCGCACGCCAGGCGTCGGACTGCTGGGGCAGAAGGTTGATCAGCGCGCTCGCGATGTACGTGCTCCACGGTGTGCGCTGCGGAGTGCCTCCATCGTCGCGCACATAGACCCATCCTCCGCTGTACTTGACCCAGCGGCTTCGGTAGTTGGCCACGTCGCTTTGGTGCGCGGAGAACGCCGCGCCGGTGGCTCCCTGCACGATGCCGAGGAACCGACCGGCCGCCAAGACGGTGCGATCGTAGACCTCATCGTTGACCGCCGAGCGGATCGTGTTGCCCGGATCGTCCGTGAGAAGCACAGCTCCATCAGTGGCTCCCTGGATGAGCGCGTCGAGGGCCGTTGCGTAATCGCTCGATCCGATGGCCGCGCCGTTGGCGCCCGTGGTCAGCGCGAACGTGCCATCTGCGGGGAAAGCGGTGAGCGCTGTGGCCACCGTGAATGAGGTCAGCAGGACCAGGCCGCTCACGTCGAACGTTACAGCGGTGCCATTAGGCGGGGCGACGTTATCAGCGATCAACTCCTCGGTGGTTCCAGTGATGGGGTCGGAGAGGATCGCGGTGAACTTCTTGTTGCCGGCGACACCGTTCGATGCTGGTGCTTGCACGATGGAGATCGAGTTTCCGAGAGCGCCCAGATACTTTGCCGTTGCTGTCCAGCTGCCGCCGGTACCCATCTGCGTCGTGGTGGCGGCAACCGCTCCCGACCCAAGCACCCGCACCACCGCGAGCGATAGCCGCCGCCGCCGCATGAGCCCGTAATACCCCGGTGAGTTGCGTGGGCTGCCAGGCGGCTCATACGTGCGCAGGTAATCACTAGTATCGAGCGGCTCATAGATCTCGTTCGCTGGGCCCCAGGCAAACTGGCCGGCATACATGATCCGGCCCAGCGGGATGCCCTCGACAATTACGGGGGTCTGTACCTCGATCGCATAGACCCCTGGCGCTCCAGCTGCCTCGAGAGACTGGTTGTAGAGTGGTAAAATCGGCATTTGGTGCCCTCCTAGGGCGCGATCGGCAGGGTCGACGTCCCGCTATCATACCATGATAACCAGCCAGTCGACGAAGCTCTCTACGGTATCGGTAGGGTTGGCGGCCCGTTGAGCGAGAGGTTGATTTGCAGGTCGGTCAGCGCCACCACCGCCTGCGAGTCGAGAGCATGCAGCGTTGCAGTGCCAAGCCAGGTCGCACGCCAGTCGTCTTGGTGCACGGCCTGGTTGTTCTCCGTCACTGGTGGGACCGGGGTCATTCGGTAGGTGATCACTGAGTCATGCAATTCCGTCGCTCGTAGTGACAGTCCGCGGTTGCGCCGATACTGTGGCATCGCGCTACCTGCCACCGTCACCGTGGACGGCCTATTGAGCTGACCCTCAAGCGTTCCGGCGATCAGGTCGCGGGTCTCCTGATACGGTGCCCACACATCGAGTTGTAGGTCGAGCTCGACAAGCGCATAGGAGTAGATCGCCACGCCATCCACATAGGCCCACAGCTTGGGCTGATGCGGCACGATCGTCACCGGACCAGATCCGGGCATTACGACGGTGATTTCGGTTGTGCCCACGTCGCGCGCCGCTTGCGGCCACTGCGCCGACACACGCACGGTGGGATCGCCCACGTTCGCTGTGGCCAGATAGGACGACAACGTCTGCCTAGCGATGGCACGGTAATCACGCATTGCGGCGCCGCATGACCTCGTTCAGGATCGCACGCAACTTGTCCAGGTTGCCATGGATGAAGTGCCGAGGCCTGGTGCCGACGCGAGCGATGGTTTGTTGGATCGCATAGGCGATGCCCTCGTCGAGTCCATGCCGACGTGCCCACTCCAGTAGTGGACCAATAGGTGGCGTGTGTGGACGGCTCCCAAGCTCTACGATGCTGGCGTGCGGCGCGGTGGCGCGAATCTCTGGCGTCTCTCGCCCCTGGACTTTGATGCTGGCGGCTAGGATGCCAAGGTCTCTTGGTGCCTCGCGAGCTATCACCTCTGCTCCGAGCGCTGCCGCCTCGCGGATCGCGGCCTGGACATTCCGCCCGCGATCCGCTGCATCGGCCCGTAGCCTAGCTCCGACCTGGCCAGGAGAGATGTACTCGACGCGCGCCACGTTACCGAACCGGCCTGATCTTTCGCCGGAGCACAAGGGCGTACTCGAATACCCCGCCTAGCGATGGCGTGAATGAGCGACCCTCGCCGGTGAAGTAATCACCAACGAGTGAGCACTCGAATGGGCCCTCATCCCCGGTGAGGACGTAGATGACCTCCTGCGCCGTACCGGATGCAACCGGGCGCAGTTGCGCAGGCGTGTAGCCCACGACCGGAGGACCGGCCACGTAGGGGTTGATGCGGTCGGCGACAAGATCCCCATCCGTGTACCGGCCGCCAGACGCTTGCACCTCGCGCACAGACACGGCACGCACGCGGGGCCGTGGGGTGATCATGAGATCCGCATTGGCTGGTGTTCCAACCCCTGGACGCCCGCCTGACCACGTCCGCACTCGGATCGTGAGCGTGTACCGGCGCATGCCTAGGTCAGTGGGAATCTCGCGGGCACACTGGATCGCCGGGATGAGCTTCGCGCGCAGGTCGCAGGTCATCAGTACACCTCACCATGGCCATGCCCAGGAGGACCGAATTCCTGCCGCCGATCCCAGGCCGCGACGCCCACCACCTCGGAGAGACGGTCGACCCAAAACCGCTGGCGCTTACGGAGCGCCTCGAACTCGTCTGGGCGAATCTTAATCTCGTCCACCTCGCTGGCCGCGAGACGGCAGTTGCTCTCATCGATCTGAACGTCGATCCGTCGCAGTGCTGGGAGCACCGTATCGCGGACATAGGTCTCCTGGCCGGGATCAATCGTCTCGCGCACGATCCTTTCAAACACCGTGGCGATGTCGAAATACGGCCGCGCTGACTCGGTCAGTCCCGTGTAGCCCAACCAGCGGCGGATCTCGATGATTTCGGCGTCGGATAATGCCATTACTTACACGTGACTCGCTCCGTTGGCGCTACCGTGGCGTGCACCTTCCACGCCGTTGTCGTGCTTGGCTTCGCGCCCCCCACGCGCCTCATCTGTTCTGCCCTTAGGCTTCTCGATGGGCTTGTCCGGCTTGCTCATCGATTGACCTTGGTAGCGGCCTGGACCGTGATCTTGAGGGACGAACTGGTGACGGTTCCGGTACCGATAGCGTCGAACGTGATGCGTTTAGAGCCAATGGCATCGAAGGGGAAGGCGTACTTCCCGGTCGCCGTCATGGTCAGCGCGCCTGGCGTAGTGTTGGTGTGATAAGTGCCGTCGGGCCCAAGGACCTTGGGCGTGACGATACAGTTGGTCAGCGACCCGATCGTGAAATCGAGGTAGACCATCACGCGGCCGTCCGAGGAGAGCGAATCGAGCACGTAGGGGGTTGACTCGACGGCGGCATTGGTGAGGACCGCGGCGGCGCGCAGCACCACCGGAGCACCAAGGATGTGAAGACTCATGGTCTTGCTCCTTTTCGTGGATCAGGTGGTGATGGTGATCTGGCCGAATCGGTTGTCGAGCATCTGCCAGGCCTCGTAGGCGTGCCACCCGTACTCGTTGAGTCGGCCGCCGTCGTCATCGCGGTTGCGGAGCAATTTTGCGCTCATGGCCGAGCCCCACCCGAAACAATCCGGGGCGATGGTGAGCGTGATCTCGCCCTGAATATTGGTGCTGGGCCCGAGGTTGGTGGCCTTTGGGATCCGATTGCTCTGGCAGAGGATGTGGTTGCTCACGCTGCGCAGGTAACCTGGGAAGAGGCGGTTATAGCCCTCGTGAAACTCGGAGAGCCGCTCGTAGCTCGGATCGTTCTGCAGCTGGTTCCAGGCCTTCGGGCCGATGAAGGTCAGGTACTGCGGCTGGTTCATCAGCCCTGGAATATTGCGAGTCGTGAGCTGCTCATGCACGTCCCATAGCAGGGAAAGCGTCATGGGCTCGGAGCCGCCCCCGGTGTATCCGGTGTCGACGTTGCCAGTTGACGCCGGCCGTGTGACGTAACCAGCGCCGCGCACCGCCGTGATGATCGTGTTCCAGGCCACATCATCCATGAATCGATTGCGGTCGCGCTTGAGCTGATAGCCGGTATTTGCCAGCGGGCTACGCTCGGCACGATGCTCCACAAACTCTGTCACGGAGATCGGAGCCTTGTTGCCATTGATGTCGAGTGGACCCACATATTCACGCACCACTGCGTCGACCTGTTCGACGGTAATCGGCTGCGTAGTGGTGCCAAAGAAGCGTGCCCCCGAAGAGATTCGACGCGATGCTTCCGTCGTCACTCCGTCGATGAACTTCGGACGGTTGATCTTGATGACCTCACCAGGCTTTTTTGCGTCGACGAGGTACCGAAAAACCGGGAAGGCTCCCATCTGCGCGAGCAGGAGGGGGCCACCTTCGCCGCGGCTCATGGCAGCGGCGAGATTGTCCTGCATTCCAACGCGCTCAAACCGGCGCTCCGTGATCTGCATCATGGCGATCTCGAATCCCTCCATGTCCATCGCCTCGTAAGCGGCAGCGGATGCATAGAGGAACCGGGCCATGATGTATTCCGGATCCGGCTGGATTAGGAACGATGCGGAAAGTTTGTCGATAAACTCCGGTGCGAGTACCTGCGGAGTCGTGGTATCGGCCATGTGCTTTGTCTCCTGCGCGCACGGATGCCCTGGCCCTCACGGAGACCCGTGCGGCGGCGGCGTGCCTGCGCTGCGATTTTTTGTGAGCCGCTCGACGGCGGCAGAAGATCAGGCGCTCGGGCGTGGGCGCTGGGCCTCGATCGTCTTGGCGTGGAGCTGATAGTATTGCGCGGCCATCATCGTTTTGCCGCCGCGCAGCAGGCTCTGCCAGTGCTCATACTCACTCGGCGCCTGGCCTGGCTGCGTGGCGGGCCCGGACGGCGCCATCGTGGTAGCGGGTGGCCCAGGAGCCGCGGCGGCCGTTGCCTTAGCCTCCGCGAAAAGACCCTTGGCCTTGGCCTTACTAAGCCACTCGAGCCGCGCAGCAGGATCCGTCGCGGCAGGCCCCAGATCATCGACGAGAGCGCGTTTGGCCTCGGGGAGGGCGGCGATCTCAGCAGCGAGGTGCGACTCGACTGCAGCGCGGTAGCGCTTAGTCTCGGCGGACAGCGGCTCCACCTTCGCGGCGGCCTCCGTGAGGCGCTGCAGCTCGGTCTTCTGGGCCTCTTCGGCTTTGCGCTGAGCTTCGCGTGCGGCCTTGGCCTCGTCCTCGTCCTGGTAGCCCAGCTCAGCGAGCAAATCCTGGCGAGCCTTGGCGCGCGCCTGCTCTTGCGCATGGGCCCACTGCGCGGAGGTGACGGCGGGGGAGGCAGGCGCCACCAGCGGGGCGAGCGTGGCTGGCGGCGTGGCGCCTATTGTGGGCGCGCTGTCGACTTCGGATCCCACGGGTTGCTTGATGACGGTGGTATTTGTGTCAACCATAATCTCTCCTGCTGCGCGCCTACTGCGTGACCGTGCAGACCACGAGGAAGGTAAGGCTGTCCGAGAGCGCGGTGGCGTCTGCGATCTCGGCGCCGGTGTCGCCATTGGTGGCCCCGGAATCGAGCCGGAAGGTCACCACAGCATTACCGGTGCCGCTAAGCGCTATCTGAGCGTTCGGTGCGGTGTACGTATTGGTTCCGTCGTAGTAGTCACGGAAAGGGGACACCTGCTTGACCGATACCGCACTGATGCCCTGGAACCGTGCTTGGAGCGCCGTCAGCACGTTGAAGTTGGGCTTGGAAGCCGTGAGGTAGGTGCCCTGCACGTCCACCACGATCTGATACGCCCGAAGCGGGGATCCCCCGCTCTCGCCCTTTGCCTGATCGCTAGTCAGGATCGTTTGTGTCGTCGCCATAATGCAATCCTTTCGCTTGTTTTACAGGCGCCTTCCTGTGTGGCTGTCATATTTGAGGACAGGTCCACCATCACTGGAGGCCTCCAGGTCAGTTGCTAGGTCTACTTAGTGTCCAGTTTCAACCTGGCC